GCATTTGATGCATTGTAGTCAAGGTTCGTTGGATTAGTTCCGCTTATATATGCATTTTGATTCTGCCCACCATAACCAGTGTGGTATTTCTCATACTGCATATCCTCCCAGTACTCCTCCGTGCTTCCGTCAGTCCTCTGCCCAAGAGTGTCAAGGCTCAGCTGCTCCACTTTGTCATCCAGAGCGTCAAACTGAGCCTGCAACTCATCCCTTCCCACACGGTTGTCAGCCATATCCTTCGCATGACCTCCGTAACCCATGATGTAGAGGTAGTTGTCAGTATCATGGCTTATGAGTTTCTGAAGATAGGCATATCCGTCATTAGGTGCTTCAAAAGCACCATATACAGGAGATTCATGCTTTTCAATTATTACTCTATTCTCATCAGTAAACACAAGTGGAACAGCACCACCTGTTCTAACAAGGTCAAGCAACAATACCTGTCCTTTTCTTACATCAATTCTTATACCATGAGCAGTTGTTGCCACAGACCAATAAGGCATTTTATCTCCTACATCAAGGTCAGTTGTAGCAATAGCCGAAGGTACCCACCCTTCAATCAACTGCCTCTGAATGTCAGCAGGAGTCTTGGCAGGTCTTGTGGTCTTTTTCCACACATGGGCGGTATTATTGTTTATTCTTGCATCAGTGGTCACATAGGCAAAGCAAGTAGCACCAGCAGGTGCGGTGGCGGTTCCACTTTCCAATGTTGTAGATGAAAGGTAGTTGGCGGCTGTGATGCTTGCGTAGGCAGTTCCACCTTTCCAAAAACCAGTCCAGTCACCAGAACCAGCGGCACTTGCCCATTTAAACACATCACCCTCTGATGCAGGGAATATATACACTTTTCTACTAACACCACTTTTATCAGTCGTTGCACTATGGTTTGCGCCAATCCTTCGGTTATTGGCAGATATGGCACTATACCCATATTTCTCAAACAGCAAGTCCTCCCAATACTCGCCACTATCATCTTTTCCCATGGTGTCAAGGCTCAGCTGCTCCACCTTCCCGTCCAGAGCCTCAATCGCACTCTGAACATTTCCTGTTCCAAGGTCAGGTGTATTTGTCAAATCATAACTTATAGCATCAGCAGTAGAAGGAAAATGTAAGTCAAATACACCAAAGCTCCTCCAAAGACTGTCTGTATATCCCCATATAATCAAATTTGATTGGTCAGCAGTAGTGATGTCAACCCATCCGTTAATGTCATAGGATATATTAAGTTCATTAGTAGTACCTCCATTTATAGTATAATTGAACAAATCACCAACGCAGCTTACATTATGGTAATCACATTCTATAGCCATCAGGGCAGTCATTATATCATCGAGATAATGACGCGAAAGGCCAGACTCCTCAAGCCATCTCGCACAGATGGTTATCTCCACAGTAAATATGCTGCCTTGCTCACTTACACTCATAGTATAATAAGGGTCAGAGATAAGAGAGGATTTATAATTTACAAGTAACCTCCCCCTCATACCAGGTTGAGAACTGCTGAGGTTGACATATCCCATTACAGGACTTGATGGGTCAGGCACACCAGGAGACTTTCCTTCACTGTAGGCAGTCCCTTGAACCATATTGTCAGGTTGTAGGTAAAGCTTGCTGGTATCATTGTATGGAGCAACACCAACAGTACTGTTTATGGGAACCATTTCAAACAATTGAGGAAGCTGCTCTCCCCTGCCATATATTTGACCATTAACTACTATGCAATGTGTGTCACTTGTGTAATACACACAGTTAGGATAAGTGGAGGACAGGACCAAGGCTTGAGCCTCAGTCTTGTCCTTTATTGCTAATCTGTCCCTTACTGCCATAAGGGCTTGTCTTAATTCATTTTCATTTGTATAAGCCATATTACTCTTCCATTTTTATAGTCATACATTAGAAGCCAAACACATCCCGCACTATGGCAGTCACATTTGCAGAACCTAAATTATCGGTAAACTGTACATATCCAGACAAGTCAATGTTGGTATCACCAATCTTCTCCCATACATAAGTAGTTGTGCTGCCTGAAGTCTTTTTTATAGCGACATATTCAGCATAAGCATCAGGGGCACTGGCTCCAGATATAGCCACTAAGCCAATAATATTTTTATGTAAATCATATTGGTCTTTAGTACTTATATCTGGCAAATTAGTCTCTGATGAATAAATGTTAAAGTGAACTCCTTCAAGCCCTCCTATAGTTTCCATGATATTTTTATAAGCATCACTCAATGCCTTTGAAGTAGGAGCAGTAGTCTGGTCTGAGGAATTTTTATAAGTATTAGAAAGCTGAACAACTCCCTTACCAGAAGTAGAACTATTAGGAACAGCGACAAAAGTCTTGTTTACAGAATCTTTTTCTACTCCATAATAGTTACCATGTGTATTTCCTGTAGTAGAAGTAATAGCTGAAGACCTTACATTAGCTACCTTTGCAACACCTGCCTGATTTGCAGTAGCATCTTCCACATACAAACCTTGAGCAGTATTTGCAACAGGTGTTTCAGAATTTCCTTCAGCTATTGCAAGTGCTTTATTTGCACCACTTCCGGTAGTTGCAATTCTTATGTTTAAATCTTCATCAGTAACAGCACTATTTGCTACAGTTGGAGTAAAGATGAAACTATTCTTATTAAAGTAAGAAGGGTTAATAGTCAGTCTTGGAATATCTGATGCAGAAAGAGGTTGTACATCAAGAGAATAGGGATCATGATTAAATGTGATTTCTCCATGCTCACTAAAACCTAATGGAGAAGAAGAAAGCAAATGTACAGCCAGACCATTTTCATACCCCTCTTGGTCCTTATATACAGTAAGTCCAGATTGAACATAGGTTCCAGAAGTCTTGCCTCCAATCATTAAACCAACAGTGTTCTTACCACTACTTGTACTCATTACAAGAGGGCTGTCGAACATGCTGGAAGGCACTTTCAATTCTATGAAAGACCTGCCCTGTATAGCAGTGCTGTTCTGTTGAATATCTATAGTGCCATCAGTGTTAATAATGCCTTCTCCTGCTAATTCAGCTTGATGGGTATCACCATAGTTGATAATAGCATTAATGCCGCCAAACAAGGCTTCATTCAAAGATACATAGGCTCTATGGTTATTATCAGTTAATAGAGGAAGATTAAGGTAAGACAAGCTATTCTGTGTAATACTGCCTCCCGGATGTCCTAAATTAATAATACCTGGTTGGTATTGAGCTTCAGTGCTTCCTGATGCAGGAGTATATGAAGCAAAAGGCAGGTCAATAGACCACAATGCTCCACCATTCCCGATAACATTGTCAGTTGTTCCAGAAACAGAAGATTCACCAATCAATGATAAAGAAGGTTGCCCGAGACTATAAGATTCCGAAGAAAAGAACACATCACCAGGTGTCCAATTAAAAGTAATAGCTGAAGTAGAGCCAACAATACCTGTCCATGTTCCTGCAGTCAGTGTTTTAGTCACATCAGCAAGAGTGGTATTATTGGTAATCCTAGTACCAACTACTACATTTGCATCAGTACCTAAAGCATAAGCCTTATTAGACATCTTAGTGTCTATCTGAGTAATATAACCATTGCCATTGCCATCAATGTTTAATTTTCTATTTAAACCTGATGTAGTATAACCTGTACGTATAACACCAGGTACATCTGCTGTGGCATGAGGTATTTCTATATTCCAATTAGCTCCACTTCCACCTACTATATTATCAGGAGCATCTTGAGCATCTTTATATGATTTTCCCGTCAGCATTAGAAAACCATCAGCTGCATCATAACCTCCTTGATACCAAAATCCTAAATCACTTGGAGTTACGTAAATTCTTTCAATAAAACCATTACCATTTTTAACAGTACTAAGCCAATTCTTATAAGTTTTATTTCCTTGAACACGGTCATTGAAAAGACTGTCTGATAACCCTAAAACTCTCAATTCATCAGAAGCAGCTGTTCCTCCTGTAGCATCAAGTAAACCAATGGAAGAGCCATCAGGCCAAGCTTGTAGTTTTGAATCTACGGTGCCTGTTAAAGTCCATTTTAAGCCTCCTTCTAATCCATCATATACAGTATCTGTACCCTTAGGCTTAGCAAGTACTCTTGCCCTCATCATACCTAAGGCATAATTGAGGTCGTCACCACTAGTATATTTACCATCCCATGAATCAGTATCAATGTATGGTTTTACAGTTTCTGCCATAATTAAATATATTTTTAATTGTTATTAAAATCCAAAAACATCAAATATTATCTTGTTTACATTCCAGTAAGTAAGATAGTCATCATCATCCACCTTCTCCTCAAGTGCATTATGAATAACCTTATTCTGCACAGGGTTCACTGACTAGTCACTTAAATGGTCATCTACATCTATGTTATTACTTGCAATCATTTTAAGCCACTAGTTGTAGCTTCCCTAGTATTTAGTCAGCTTAACAAAATCATCAAAGATTTGTCTATCATTATTATCCTTAAAATAAACAATTCCTCCTTCATATACTAATCCTACTTCTCCAGATGTAATAGGCATTGTTTTAAAATGCTGTACTCTAGTATTTTTAAATTGAGTTTGACCATAGAATAGTTTTTGTGCTTCTGCTGGTGTTGGAGCACCAACAAAAGCCCACCCATTTCCAACTTCATGTATAAACTCTATCAAGTATAGATTAACTAAAGGACATCTTGTCATTTTAATATCTTCTTAATAATTAAATTCCCATTATAATAATGTTTGTTAACTCAGTATAATCATCAGTAAATGATAATTGAGCATAAACCAAGGATTGCTTCATAATACTGTATTCAGTAAGAATAAACCTGACATGATCATTCTCATCTTTAAATAAATAGCCTTCAAACGTTTTAGGATAGCCAGAAATATTTAGCCGAGATATATTCATTCTACATTTAACTTTTCCTGTGGAAATAAGTTGAGAAATTTGCGTTGGATTAGACATTTTATAATTATATGTAAATGTCACATTTGCATACCCAGGATTAATTTGTCCTGCTGTAATTACAATATCCAACATATCATCAGGCAACATATTTACTTTTTCTTTATCCAATGAAGTCATTATTCCTGTGATACTGTCAAGTTTACTTTTATCCTCCATTGAAATCAAGCCATTTACCATTGAATCAGCTAATGGTACCTACACAAAACCATACCCAGGATTATAACTCTATGCTCCAAGTACAATAGGATAAGTACCATGCTAGGGAGAAGGCTCATTTATATAGGACATTATTTTCAATCCCCCTACTTTATTTGGACTGGCTTTATCAACAGTGGCTTTCCAAATATTATTCTCTTCCTGCCAACTTATATTGTCACTGTCAGCTATTGTTTCTATTGGAGAATATGTAGGAGAATCTCCTGTAGTATCTATATGATTAACTGAGTTTCCAGAAGAAAAATCATTATCTAAATCCTCCATCACGTCATTCCACTCTTCCGCAGTGAGTCTAGAGCAATTTCTCTTTCCTCCATACTTATCTACATATTCAGTAGTCATATTATTTCTTATTAATTTGTTTCTACTTTAGTTCCTAATCTCGTTTGATTTTTTGCTTTTGCATTTCTATTTTATCTTTCTCCAGAGTCATTTTTCTATCAAATTGCCGAATAGTTTCCTTAAATTTATCTCTTTCCAAAGCATTCATTTCCTTTATTCCATCTCTCTACAAATCTCTGTCCTAATTCATCATAGCAAACCTCTCTGCCTCAGCCTATCCATTAATTTCAGCAACCACAATTCTAGTTTCATTATCTCTTTGATTTAGTGTATCAGCAAATTCTCTCTGCTTTTCCTGTTCCTCAGCCTGCATCTACATCTACTATTCCTAAAGCTGTCTTTCACTTTCTGCTTGCTGCTGTTGCTACTACTGCATTTTTCTTTCATAGCTTTCAAGCATTCTAGTTTTTTCAGCAAGCGACATTGATGTATATAATTTCATTATGGTAGATAATTGATACTGATTTTGTACTGCTGCCTATGTAAGCATATCCAGTTTCTAATCTAATTCCTAAATTTTAGAATCATTATCAACAACTAAACCATAATCACACTCTGCAAATTCATCTCCATCTATATCCATTAGCTTAATAGAGGAATCTGACATTATATACTAGAATTTCTTTTTTCTTCCTTTTATAGCTATCTTAGCAGTTTCCAGCAAACACTCAAGTACTCTTTTCTTTAGATTATCGTGTAAAGCAAAAATCCATTCTGTAATATGTGAAGACTATAGTGTTGCTCTTTCTACTCCACCAACAGTTTCTCTATTAGAGATTTGTCCTTCTCTTTGTGGAGATATACCAACAACTTCTCCTGCTTCTGATTTTAAGAAAGACAGAAGTTCCAAATGGAATTGTATTTCATTTCCAAAAGAAGCATCTATTACTCCTGAACTTGCACTGTTTAAAGCTGCAGCTAATTTACCTGTAGCTGCTCCAACTTCCCCTTCCTTAAAGCTGTCCTTTACAACAATATTATTAGTTTTAGCAAAATACAGCCACTTTTCTATATCCCAATTCTTAGGCACTTTAGCAAAATCTAATTCAACTAATTTCCCCCAGTTATGAGATACCAACTTAATCATCTTGTCATATACAACATCATACATATATGCATATGGTTTCATCATATCTACCATAGAGAATGGCTTATCATCATTAATGTTATATATGGTTCCAACTATTCCAAAATGACATACAGAAGGATTAGATAATCTGTTGTATTGTACAACTCTGGGTCTCATATTCACATAAATATCTGTACCTATTTTAGTTCCTTCCCAAGCTTCATTAATCCAAAATATCTCTTCCTCTTCTCCAAGCTCTATTTTAGGCACATATGTTTCAGGATAAAAAGTAAATATCTCTTCACCTGTCTCTAAATCATAGGATTTTACTTTCTTTATTTTTCTTCTGGATTTCCAGTATACTTGCAATACTCTTATGTTACCTGATATATCATATGGGAGAAGAGAGTTTGCCAAAGCGGAATTATCTCCAAAGGGATTCCAGAAAAATCCCTCCTAAGAAGTTATTTCTTCTCCGATCATATAATTATTTACAAATCCTAATCTTTCATCTATGTTCCCCATTGCATCATGAGAAGCCTGTCCTATATAATTAGGAACATTCTCTAGATATTTCATATCCTTCTTAGTGAGAACATCATAATAAGTATCTATAACTTTTCCTGGACTCCAATAATCTTCTATAATTATCATGTCTGCATCTTCTATCTTATTAGACAGTCCAGATTTAAATACTCTTACTTTCAGTGGATTTAGTCTTTCTAGAGTTGGTTCTCCCCCTACTATATCACATTTGTAGATTTCTTCTCCAACAACCATTGCATCTACAAAACCAGAATTAAACTTTATTGGGACATCCAGTTCTTTTACATAATGATTTAAAAGAGAGTTTGCTCTTATTTCTCTGTAATCTTGCCATTCATAAGTGGCATAATCAGCAATTTCTTCCATTTTCTATTGAGCTTCCTCTTCTGAAGTTGCCTACATTACATTCTGGTAGATAGTCTGAGCAAGCCAATCCTTTTTGTCTTTTTCTATTTCAGATATAGCATTGGGATTAGTTACAATTACTCTATAATCAAATACTCTCCTTGATTCTTCTCCTCTAAGTACATTTAATTTAGAATTTATAATAGGATAGTGCTATATCTTATCTGGAATATAATTAGCTTGAATATTCTCTGGATTCAGAATTAGCTACAAATCATCCATATACAACTTACCTGCAATTAAGTCGTAATTAATTTTTTTGTGCATAACGCTTTTCCTTACCAAAGAATAATTATGAAAAGATTTATTATCTGCCCAATCCAAATGTTTTTTCCTCCATATTTTGTTCTTTCTTGCAAAAGGAAGCTACTATGGAGGCCAATTTACTTCACTTATCATAGTTCATATGTATTTATGATGCAAAATTACAAATATTAAAATACAAAAACAATACTTTAATAAATTTATTTATATCTTAAAAGGAAAATTATTTTTAAATGCCTGATAATTCTTCTCAAAGAATTTATCATTTCCTAGATAGTCTGATTGTTTGCCCACTCTGTTTTTCTCTATATCTCCCTAGTAAAGAATCATGAATTCTTCTCTATACAGCATGACCATACCTAAAGCTCTTACTCTATCCACATTTATATGAGGATTAAACAGTACCAACTCTTTTAACAAAGCTCTGTTTTTTATCTAATATAAGTTCAAAGTATTTATTACTTTGTCTTCCCCATCTTCATTTATAGTCACAGGAATAGGTTTTATAAGCCAATCTTTTATTAAGGCATTTGCATAGTTATTAACAGCCTAAGTCGCTGTTACTCCCTTACTTCCGGATCCAAAAGAAGAATACTTTACTAACTATTTATCTCTTAGATATTCTGGAGTATCAGCAAGTAAGTGGGAACTATTCATTCTAGAAAAATAAGCAAATGTTCCTTTTAGATTTGATTCATATAATCCTCTTGCATTATAGAATATTAAAGCCAGTCTGAATTTTTCATATAATTCATCTGCATATGTGGTTCTGCCTGTGTATTCTAAAACTATCCTGTCAGTAAATAAATCCAAGATAAAGAAGGAGCCCAAAGATTTAGATTCTGCCTAGTCATTATCATAAGGGTCAAATCCTCCAATATATCTATTATTTATTATTTTTCCATTGCTGTCCTTTTTTGGCATTTCAAATATTTCCAAAGCCCCTTTGTATGTATTCACTTTTAAAGGAAAATCATGTATTGGAACATCATTAGTTGGAATAAATGTCACTTCATTATTTTTATTAAGTACCAGGTCTCCCACATAAACATCGTCAAATACATTAGGGTCTCCATCAATCTATGCTATTCTTTCATTTATTTGAGTCACAGGAAATATATTTCCTTGGGTTCTAAGAACTGCTTCTGAAGGAACAATAGGTGCTTCTGCAATTCTTCTTGTAATTGAATTTACATCTTGAGAGTTATACTTTACTTTGTATCTGTCTTTTAGTATATGTAGCAATGCCAAAGTCACATCTGAATTTCCATTCTAATCATAACACCCCTCAAAGTTTAGATATGCTGGAAAGAAATAAGTAAATTGTTTTCTGCTTTGTCCTTCTTTATCATATATATTAGGAATAGCATAGGCATTATATCCATCTGGATTATACATTATTTCCTATGCAGAACTAAAATCAGATTCATTGTCTCCTGATGTTCCATAAGCAAAAATTAATCCATAAGTTATATCTCCTTGTTCTACAGAATGTCGCATATTATTATATATATCAAGAAGCTTAGGAAAACTACCCATTTCCTCTAGAATATATAAAACTCCTCTAGTACCACGCAGTTTTGATACATCATTTGCAGATGATACTCCTACCACTGAGTTTAAAGAACCTTTATTAGTATCTGTATCCAAGTCTTTATATCCAGATGTCCATTCGAGTTTATTTATAGAATTTATTAGCCTTCTAGATGGAAACTCAGTATTATTATTACAATGATCTATATCAAAGATAAATTTATCCAAAGTCTAATCTCCTCCTTGAAGATACTTCTTATCTGAGGCTGTAATATAACTGATTACTTTCTTTCTCACACTTATATCTTCTCCCAATAAGAATCTTTTAGCTAATAATGCCGCTCCACAATATGATTTACCTCTTGCTCTGGATGCTAACATAAATGCGTGTTTTCCTTTCTTTCTTGCCTAATATAAATAATGAAAGAGATAATAATGACCATCCCAAAATCTAGGGAATGTCACTACTCTTTTTCCAGTCTTACTTCCTTTTACCTATTCTACTGTAAGCATTGGGCAATAATTAAGAAAGAAATACATATCTCCTGTAATCCATTCTCCATCAGAAGGCCTTATCATTCCCTCAAAACATCTTCTTACCTCTGTTCTTACCCATTTTCCATAAGCACTGTTTGGATTAGGATTAGGTCTTAAATTTGTATATCTTCCTGTATTTTGAAAGTTTATTGCTGATTGTCTAAAATAGTCCATGTCTTCCAAGATATGAGGAGCAGTCAAATCTATTATTATTTTTCCATCTTCATCCCTTGGAATATCCTTAGCATATGGTCTATCCTTAGCTATAAGTAACTTTATATAAGGAACATTATTAAGAAAATCATCAAATTGTTCTTTTATTTCATCTGGTTCCTTGTCTAATTCCAGATTATCAATTTGAGTTTGATATTTGTTTAACACCATAATATTTAAGAATTTGAGACATTATATCTACGTATAAGTCAGAGTGATTTGTAGTGGAAACATTATAGTTTCTACTAGCTGAAGCCAAAAGAGTTTTATTTTTATTATTGATAATAAAAATCTCTAATGTATATGTCTTTATGGCTTTTATTGAAGTTGGAGTATAATAAAGTCTTGGAATATATGCTCCATCTTCTCCTGTAACACTTTTTAAAGCTTGTAAGAAAATATTAATTTCATTCATATCAATAAATCATCATCCATTAGAGATTTTCTATTTCCTCCTCTGGCTCTGCCTTGTTCCTCAATTTCCTTACTTACAATTTTTTCTGCTTCCATCACATCTCTAACCAATTGAGGAATTTGTTTTATTGCTGAAGTGATACTATTAATTGTGTATAAAGGCTTTCCCTTTGAATCCACCTCTTTTAAGTTTACTGTTTCCAAGAAATTCCTTACTTTAGAAATAGCTATCTTGGTACTATCTAGAAGCTCTTGAGTAATAGTAGTGTTCAGCTTTTTATATAAATCTATGCATTTAAGTTCTAGAGTACTGAATTTACGTAATTTAAATCCATTGCTTACACATACTTCTTGTAGTCTGTCTTCCTCATTTACAATATAAGAATAATCACTTCTTGGGTCATATGTAAAGTATACAATAGTTAGAAATTCAAGGAATTTATTTTTGTCTTCTGATTTATCTTTATCATATAGTTTCTTAAAAGGAGTTAACAAGAGTAATTCCTCTGAAAAAACTAACTGATAATTTTCTAATTTAACTAGTTTCATAATTAAAAAAGCCAGTTAAACTGGCTTGTATTAAATAATTATTTTATTATCTGGAATCATTATTTGCTAAGATTCTACTTCTTCTCCTTCAAACACATACATAATATCTCTATCCTGTAAGTACAAGTAATCATTGCCTTCTATATTAACAACATCAAATTGATAAGATATAGATGTAGTATCTTTTTGGATATTGTCTGCCAAGTTACCTGGATTATGTTTATGATTCACTACAGCAAATCTGGCTGGATTTATCATTACTTTATCTCCAACATTAATATCCTTTACAAATGGACCTACAGCAATTACTTCTTGATATTCTTTTAGAGTTCCTCTTGTTTTTGTTCCTACTATTATTCCTCCAGCAACAACGTCATCCTCATACTTATTCATTGTGCATATAAGAGAATTAAACAGAGGCTTAATTTTTCTGATTTTTAGTTCCATCTTTTTTTGTTTCTATTTTATTATTTATCAAATCATCTACCAATGTATTACCCAATCTTACTTTTACCATAACAGCATAATTTGTCATATGCTTAATCTATTCATTCAAGAAAGAGTCATTTGTAGTCTTTGCATACTCTTGAGCCTTATATATCTTTTCAATCAGCTCTTTATATTCAGAAAACAATTTATTTTGTAGTTCAGTCATTTTTCTTTTTGAATTTTTTTAATTTTCTATGCTTACTTATTTTTTCTACTTTATCATAGGAACTATATAGCTTCCCTATAGAAGGAATATTAAAATTTGTTCTTAGTTCCTCAAATTCTTCTTTTGTTACTTTATCCATACTAGGTAACTTATTTAAAGTTTCTTTTATGAATTTCCAGTAGGATACCCATACTTTTTCTACTACATTCTCATCTAAATTTAATTCTTCAGCTAATAGCTTAAGTGTTTGCTTTCTTATCATTTATTTGAAAATACAATAATAACTGAAATTCATTTTCTTCTTTTATATCTGGAATGAATCTAGGATTTATTGAATTACCAATAAGTACATTCTTCTTTCTTAAATCCCCCATAGTAGTTAGAAGATGCTCATATTTTATATTGCACTATTCTCTTATTTTTTCTCTGGATTTTTTACTAAATAATATCTCATTTATCATTGAATCATCACTTATACTTTTACTAAGTTCATGTCTAAGAGACAACAGTGCAGCAGCTACTTCAGTCTATTTACGAGTTAAATGATGAAATGGATTTAAAAAACTTAGCCAGTAAACAAAGAATTCTGACAATGTAGTATTCAATGCAACTACATTATTCGGTCTTTTCATCTTCTTTAGGAATAGTAATCATATTTTCAATTTCCTGTGTGCAATTTTCTATGAATTCTTTAGAGAAGAAGGCTGAGTATTCAAGTACTTTGAATAGATAATCAAGCCTTTTGAATAAGTTAGTGGTATTCATTTGCTGCAATTGCATATACATTTGCTTATTCTGTTCAGAAAGCTGATGTGCAATGTTTTCCAATTGTTCATAAGACAATTTTTCGTTCTTTTTAGTTTCTACTTGTTCCATTTTTTTCTCCTTTAAATTTATTATTATATAATTTTTTCCACTCTTCAATATTATTAGTTTCTATGTTGGTAGCTCCACATTTCATGCAATAGTCTGTACCATCAGGTAAAGACTATATAGCCAAAGACAAACAATGTGTACAGTAATAAACAGGTATCTCATTATATATCTCTTTCATATTAATTAAAATAAATCATCATTACTTGTCCTTCATGAAAGGCTATAGTAACAATGTCTTCTTTCTTTATTTTCTTTTTGTTCTCACTATCTTGATTATATTCATTGACCATTTGTATTAAATGTCGAATATTTCTTGCTACCAATACTTGCATCATAATAACATATTTTTAGTAAAATGGGGCAAAGCCCTCAACAAATCCCCAAAATTCTTGTGCCACCCTACACAAAGGCTTTATACGGCCTTAAGACCAAATATATATTAAGAGTATTTGCAGGAGTTGTCCTACAATTCCTCCCAATATTGTAGCCAGCCAATCTAACCAGTCCCACTTATTCTTATATTTCACATCTTTAAATTCCATTCCAGAAGCTACTCCTAATACACATAATAGTGTAAACAATAACCCTATTGGTATGGCATATAAAAAATGCTACATTCTGTTACTTTCCTTCAACCACATAATTTTATATTTTGTGGACTTTATAGGACTTGAACCTATGACCTTTTGATTATGAGTCAACTGCTCTAACCAACTGAGCTAAAAGTCCTTAAGTACTCCCACCAAGAATCGAACTTGGGTCTACAGTTTAGAAGACTGTAGCTCTATCCACTGAGCTATGGGAGCAAATGGAGCGACACCAAACTCCACAAAAGAAATAAAATAATTCAAATTACAAGTATGGTAAGCTATTCTCACGAACAACTGGTGTCTTTAGAAAAAAGTTTTTTGAAAGGTGTATATTAATCATATATAATGTTTAGTTAGAAACTAAAACATCTTTTTTATTGTGATCCATTGTAGATAACTTATTAAGTGCATCCTCAAAATCAAGGAACCACTACTTATTTGTTAAATCATCTGCTTCCACAGCATGAATAAAAGTATGCAAGGAAGTTAGAATTTCTGGTACTCGCTTTTTTAAGAACTCTTCCATTACTTTTTATTTTAAATAAATATTTGATGCAAAGATAACACTTTTATTACATACTTCCAAATAAATTTCTACTTTTTTTATGAAAAAATAAAAAGCTACACTATCTTCTCAGACAATGTAGCCCAAAATATTATATTCAAACAACCGCCAACCATTGCAGCCCTACTAAGACTCGAACTTAGCTCTCAGGATTTAGAGTCCCATGTAATAACCGCTATACTATAGGGCAATATTTACTTATACTTCTTTAAACTCATTTTTGTATCTTTTGGTGGTTCAGAAGTTAAATCTTTTCTATAAGCTCTATCTTGTTCCACAACACTAGAATTTATTAACAATGGTTCAGTATTTAAATGTGATGTAAATTCTTGAGAAATCTCACCATCTAAAAGATATGGACTCTCTTCATCAATGCCTGTATTTTCTGAAAACTCATTATATGCATTTATAATCTAATCCAAATACCTATAACCTCTTTTTACTCCAGCTTTTATAACTGCTGCTCTTTCTCTTAATGTTAAATCTGAATAAGCCATATTGATTATATTTATGGTTATTCTCTGTTATTATTCTTCTTCTTTAATTAAAGTATACAAAGAGACCCTGACATTTCACCATTTCTCATGTCACAGGTTGCAGAGTTTACTGCAATATTACCAGTTTATAGCCCCGTTTATATATTATTAGTTTTCACTCTTTTTATCTCTAGTCTCCTTTACCTGTGCCCTGTTTATAGAGAATTTTCTCTTCCAGTGCCCTAACTGTTTTCTGGAATTGGCAGGAGAAAACTATATCCTGATAATACTCTTTGCATCTATCAAAAGAATTTAACAGATACTTGCTATGTCTCTTGGGTGCAAATTTAGGAATAAAAAATAACATATGCAAATAAATGAAGAAAAAATTTAAATTTTTTATTTTAAAAATTTTTTGTGTTGCTATGAGGAGGATGTAAGATTAACACCACCTCCCCTATATCTTGGCAGTGGGGATGTACCCCCCATTGCTAATGGGTAAAAGATGCACAGCACTTTACCTATTCCTTGACAAACGATTTTCTAACCCTAAAACCCAAACATCATGGCAACTTTCAAACTTATCAAAACCTACTCTTTCGTTGAATTCACCAACAAGATGAAGGCTATGCCTCGCCTTGCACTCAACTTAACTCAGAAGTCTACAGGCACCAACTTTGATGCCTTAGCATATGTCAAGACAGATGAGACCATCTTTGTCTCCTTTGCTAAGGATGTTGACAAGGATGGACAGCCTAAGCAGGGCTGGACACATATTGAGCGTAAGGTTGACTTCCTCATTGCCAATGCAGACAAGCTCATCATCTGTGAGTCACAGAAGTTCAATGATGATGGCACTCCTGTAACCAAAGAGGTCACCCTTCCTGATGGCACAAAGACCACTGTCTTCGTCTATGCTTACACACTTAGCTGGCAGAGTGCCAACAGCTGGCAGATTATCAACCTGCCTGGTTGCTCCTTCTAACCTCTGAACCCCACAGGCAAGCTGACATTCGTTGGCTTGCCTTACTTATATTAACTATTTTGGTCACATAAGACCAAATAGTATAATTTAATTAAGGGAGTCTTAAAGATATACAAGACTTCCCTTATAATTTGAATATTAACATTTAAAATTAATAAATTATGTGGTACAAATTATTATGGCAAGTTGCCAAACCAAAGTTAGTCTATTTCCTGATTGCATTTGCATTATTTCTGATGATTCAGATAACTTGCAATGCACAAACCTTCAAATATGATGGGCAGACCTATGAGTTGCCAAAATCCTCTGAAAATAAAGACTCCAAGCCTGAAAAGGTAGGAGAAACTACTATTGATGGGAAGAAATATCCCATCTATAAGGGCAAGAGAGGTGGATTGTATATTATCCGCACATCCAAGAATGGAAAAGAATATAAACAATATCTAAAGAAGAAGGGGTCCAAGTGACTCCTTCTTTATATTATTTAAAAGAGTAATGGGAATTTAATTCCCATTATTCTTTTTATTCTCAAAGATGAACACAACTTCACCTATATCTTGATGAACAATTGCTATCATAATTTAATATGGTAAAATACACAGTTGAAAGATTACTGTGAGAAATAGGTTCGAGTCCTATTGATAGCACCAATAACAGTATGCTAATTATCAGTCATATGCCAACTCACAAGCCAATGTGGGGGTGGAAGCCTGTGCTCACGCAGGTAGGAGGTGCAGGGAAGACTGCCCAGTGAGAGCATACTGTTCTATTAGAATTTTAATTAACTTAAAATTAAAAAATATGAAACAATTAGAATACGATAGGCTATACAATAGAAATGTAGACCTATGGATGGCAAAAGAAGAAGTATGGGAAGCCATCAAGAATACAAAAGATACAAAAGAACTTGGAAGACTTATCTCGCTGAGAACCAAGTTAGAAAGCGAGATAAAAAGAAATGAAGAACTAATGGAAAAATACATATAAAATAGTATCTGGAAAATTTATAAATTATGAGAAGGATTCACATAAACATAACAAGAGAGGAGTATCAAACACTCCTCTCTTATTCTCCAAAGGAAAGAATCATAGGTGTTGGAGATGACCTTTACAAGGTTACAATCCTAACCGAGAAATTCTTAAAGGCAATTCCATATGAACAATACAATGTCATTGGGAAATTTCGTGAAGAAAAAGACTCCCAATTCAAGGAGAATGTTGAATATTTAAATTCAAAATAATATGAAACTAAAGGAATATATTGATGAAGCTTTAACATTGCTTCATATTAAAGGAGAGTGGCAGAATTCTACCTATATATTGGAGAAAGATTTTCTTACTCCAAAACAAATAAGTAGATTGACTGAGTATATTGGGTCATTGGTTGAAACAGAAATCATGGTAATTGACAATAATTTAGCTCTGTCATTTTATCCGGGATTGATTGAAGAGTAACTAAGACGTTTAACATATTCCCCCAAGTAATTGGGGGAATATTAAATTTATATATATGGAAAATAAAGATAAAGATATCACTTGGATGGTGGACTGCGTGATAATATTATTATTTACTTTCTGCCTATTTTGCTCATCTTGTGAAGATAGTTTTACTGAAACAACATCAGAAAATGAAATGCTATCATCTTCTCAGACAGATTCCCTGATTGCAGAAACGTGGGGAGTAGATTCTAAACAAGTAACTATGGTTAATGTACTTTTAAATAATGCTCTCCAGTTCCTTCACTTGTTTTTTTATTTTAAACAAAAAGATAGACACAACTACCCCTATAATATGGAAACAGAAGTTCTGAAACTGAGATTCTAATTAATATTTTTAATCTCAAAGATGAACACGACTACCCCTATATTTTGAGCGGAGATAACATAGAAACCGTGGCAGTCTAGTTGTCTTTGCTCACAAATAGTCATTTTAAGTATAACGCCACAAAATCCTTTTTTGTATGAATACAAAAGCACACAACGAGAACTACGAAATTGTTGATTCTATGAGCCTCCTAGCATTCGCTAGGTCGCATGGCAGAATGCAGCTAGGCAAGTTTTCTCAGGCAGATGAGCAGACTGGAGAAGTCAACGAATGGCAGTCATTGATTTTTACCAATGACGCAGGAGAACGCACTTTCGTAAGCATCTCTGAAAAGCTTACTCCAATCACGAGTAAGTATGTCGTGGAGAATCACGCACAGTTGCAGGTTATCAAGGGTAACTCGGGTAAGTACATGCTTTGTAAACAGGGAAATGACTCTTGGGAGTCTATCGACCTGCCGCTCTAAGTCAAATAGTCTCAACCTTCTCCTCACATTGGCACTTTTGTGTCTTTGTGGGGAGATAACTATTTTTGCTATGACACCATTAGAAAAATTCATAAATTCAGACCCTTATTTAAAGGAGTCTAGAACAAAAAGAGCATATGCATTACTTGCATTTGCTTTCCCCGAAAGAACTATAATAAACTTGCTAAGTACAAATAATGTCAAACAAGTTATTTGTACTTGTAACCATTATAAAGTAAATCAAAAGCAGGTTAGAGAAATTCTTAACATTTAATTTGCATATTAATAATATTTTGATTAACTTTGCAATAGATATAAAGCGGAATACCGTGGTTGGGAAGACTAAGGTTAATAAGGTTATTTGGTGTTTTTGTAGCTTATCTTGCTTGTGAAAGTAGGATAAGCATTTTGGTTGAAAGAAATTACAATAATATATATTTAGGGCAGGCCTCCTGTCCATAATGGCAAGGAGCACATTAATTTGTGTTTCTTGCTATTAAAAGAATAAACCAGCAATGGTATAAAGTGAACCAGTTATTCAAAGTATTGGTTTGCCTCTTTGCATTTTATATGTAGAGGGTCATGAGAAGGCTATATTATATAAGTATATCTTGGATTAAGGTCGGGCAGACCCTAAAGAGATATACGTTGGCTCTAACCAAGTCAACTTGGCCAGTAATGGTGACAATATATAATATAATTTAACTCCTGAAGGTCGCCAACCTGAAAGAGTTAATAATCATTTATTTGTATCCTATATTACAGCCAATGTAATACTTAGTGTGGCAGCTAAGGCAGAAATGGTAGGATAATATAAATAAATAGAAGTGAGTAGCCTTGGCAGGCAAAAGCAGGATGGTGTTTATATCTAAACTACTCAAAAGGTAGCATGGTATAGAGGGCAATCACATCATCTATTTCGGTTCTTTGATTTAATTAATATTAGTATCAATTAATTTAAAGTAAAAAAGCAAAAGTATTGTCCACTCCAGCATGAAAATACAGTTGTTCTGTTGTAATACACAGACTATGTGAGTACCGCAAGGAAAGCATAGAAATGAAATGAGTAATCAACTTGTAACAGGGGGCACCCTGTGTATCCGCAAGAGCAAGGGATGAAAGGAGTAATTTACATAATGTTGGAGTAGTAGTTGCAGGACTGATAAAACCTGTCTGTATGTCACCTACCTATAGAAATATGGGTGTGCTTAAAGTCTGAAAGGATGGAAAATGGTGATGAAAAAGGTCAAAGCTCAGCCTTTTTACTTCTTAAATTTGGGATTAATGGTTATTTAAATTTTTCCTTTGCCTCCTATCTTTTTTATTTTAATTGTATTTATGAATGATATTAAATTGACAGCTTCTTTTATTCTTCCAGGAAGAGTAATTGAGGGGTCTGATTCATACCAAAATGAATCACTTGAAGTGTATGATGTAGATAGCAAGAAAACTTCTATTATTAAGTATCGTACTAGAATTCCATTGCCTGCAGAACAAGTAATTAAAGTCTCAGAGCAGACTTTTAATCACTGGATGGAACATAGAACAACTGAACATACTTCCGTACAATGGAAAAAGATGCCAGAAAGACTTAAAGTGATTTCCCATCTAAAGGAAATACAATGTGCTCTGGGAGCAACAACCTTTAAATTTCATATATTTGAATAATGAATAGAGAAGAAACTCAAAAACTAATTAATAGTATCCCTAATAAATACATTTTACTGCAATTACCTACAGGATTTGGGAAATCAAAAATAGCTTTAGAGAAAGCTTTCTCTCATAATCTAAATGCTAAAATATTAATAGTAATTCCAAAGATTGTATTAATAGATAATTGGAGTTGTGAATTTGAAACTTGGGGATATTCTGAAGACAATGTGACATATTCTACATATTTGTCTTTAGATAAGCATCTGAATGAGCATTTTGATACTATTATATTTGATGAAGGACACCATATTACTGAAAGATGTGCGGATTCAATAGAAAGAATGAGCTTTGATAATGTTATAATCCTGTCAGCTACTGTAAAGAAAGAAGTGATGCAGAGATTACATTATCTATTCCCTAATCTTTTTGTACATAAAGTTTCTGTAAGGAAAGCCATTGAAGAGGAAATATTACCAGACCCTAAAGTAATATTGATTCCTATGGAACTAGATAATACAACGAAAACAGAATCATATAAGAAGAATAATATTATCTATAAAGTAACAAAAAGAGGCTATTACAATCATATTTCTTGTATTATAGACAATTTAAAAACTTTGTCTATGGGAGGAAATATGATAATGAAAAGAATGTGGCTCACAAAAGCAGGGCAAAGATTAAAATGGCTGTCTTCTCAGAAAACTCCTATTGTTGAGGAGATACTTAAGAAGCTCAGATACAAGAAAACCCTGACTTTCTGTAATAGTATAAAGCAGGCAGAGTGTCTTTGCGAATATGCTATTCACTCTAAGAATCCTCAATCTGATATGTTCTTGCTAATGTTTAACAGGAATGAAATAAGACATATTTCAAGTGTGAATATATTAGATGAGGGAGTCAATTTAAAAGGATGCCAAGTTGGTATATTTGCTAATTTGAACAGCTCTGATAGAATGATAAAACAAAGATTGGGAAGATTACTTAGGCATAAGAAACCTTATATCATAATACCTTTCTTTAAGAATACCAGAGATGAGGAAATTGTAAACAATATGCTCTTGGACTATAATCCTGATTTGATAAGCATAATTAATTCTACAAAAGAACTTAAGTTATGAAATGGAAATTAAGAAAAGATTTATTGTTGAAAAATTCTCTGACTGAGGAAGAATTTCTATTGCTGTATATTCTATCCAAAGACATTAGAATAAAAGACTTAATAGAATCTCTCACAAATAAGAATTTTATTCATCCTGATTTATTTGATAGTAATGGTGGAGTAGTAAGCAATCAAGTTAAGAACCTGGTGAATAGTATAATAATAAATTCTTATTCAGATATTGCATCCAAAGAAGATATTTTTACTCAATTGGCTGTGGCAATGCAAAATTGTTATCCATCAGGAAGAAAAGCTGGAACAACGTATTCTTGGAGAGGCAGTACTAAAATAATAGCTGATAGAATAAAGAAAGTTGCTGTTAAGTTTAAAACTGAATTTACTGTTGAAGAAGTGACTATTGTAACAAAGCACTTTGTAAATGGATTTACAGATAAAACTTATATGCCACTACTTCAATATTTTATTTGTAAAGAAGACATGAATAAGAACTTTATTTCAAGGTTCATGGAAGAAATAGAACTCTACAGAGAAAATAAAGAAAAGTATGACAATGAGAAAAATAACTATGAATCATTTGGAGATTTAGTATGAGTCTGGAGCAAAGAATAATAACCAATCTTGAGGAGAGGAGGGACAATGTTCTCAATGGAGGAATAAACTGTCTTCCCCTCCCATTTCTAAGATTCAGATCTGAACTGTCTGGAATAGAGCAAGGGCATTATTATTTAATATCGGGAGCTACCAAATCAGCTAAAACCCAGATAGCAAATTATATATTTGTGTACAATACTGTTCTGTACACATATTATAATCCTGATATTATATATCCTAAAGTATTCTATTTCCCTCTTGAAGAAACCCCGGAAAATATCACATTAAGATTTATGGCTTTCCTTATATATCATATTACAAAAGGGAAAATAAGAATAAGTCCAACAGATTTAAAGTCTACTGATGAAAGGAAACCATTATCTAAAGAGGTATTGAATATTCTATATTCCAATGAATTTCATAATATTATGGAGCATTATGAGAATATTGTGACATTTTATGATGACAGGAATCCTACAGGAATATGGAAAACAATGAATAACTATGCAAGAACTCATGGAGAGATACATAATAAGACTATAAAGGTGAAAGAACTTGATGAGGTAACTGGGGAAGAGAAACTTGTAAATAGAGAGATATTTGATTATTATGTTCCAAAAGTTCCTGAAGAATATATATTTATTGTTGTGGATCACGTAAGTCTCTTGATTCCAGAAAGAAATATGGATATAAGAGAATGTATCACAAAGCTGTCTGAATATATGGTGATTCTTAGAAATAGATTTAACTATATTCCTGTAATAATTCAACAGCAATCTACTGAAACTCAGAGTCTTGATGCATTTAAACAAGGGAAAATAAGGCCTACTGTAGCTGGATTAGGAGATAGTAAATATACTGCCAGAGACTGTGATGTGATGATAGGAATGACTAATCCCAACTCATTTGAGTTATCTTATTATTACAATTACAAGATAAATGATGGAGGTGAGGGTCTTAAAGACAATTTTAGAATGCTGGAAATAGTTCTTAACAGAGCTGGAAGTGCTAATGGATTATGCCCTGTGTTCTTTGATGGGGCAATCAACTTATTTAAAGAGCTTCCCTTACCAAAAGACAAGGAAATAGAATTATACTACAACAAAGCAGAAAGAATGAGGAAAGAGAAACCCATATCAACAAAAACTTTATTTGCATTTACTAAAAAATTAATTAATCATGTCAAATTTCGTAATTATTTTAGGTGAATCAGGCAGTGGAAAATCCACAAGCTTGAAAACATTAAATCCAGAAGAAACTTGTATTCTCAATGTGCTGGGAAAAAGACTCCCTTTTAAGGGAAGTGCCTTATCCTATAATAAAGAGAACAAGAATTTATTTCAAATCTCTGATTGGAATACAGTAAAGACTTATCTGGAGTCTATAAGTAATAATGCTCTGCACATAAAAAATGTTGTAATTGATGATGCCATTTATATTATGCGGACAGAATTTTTCAATCGCAGCAAAGAAAGAGGCTATGATAAATACAATGAGTTAGCTGACCATTTCAGACAAATTATTGCTACTTGTTCTTCCCTTAGAAATGATTTGAATATCTTCATGTTATTGCACACTGAGCCAGTAGAAGTTGAAGGCAGTATTGTAGGATATAAGAATTCTTCTGTTGGAAAACTATTGGATAAATTGTATAATCCTCTTGAGAACGTGACAGTAGTTTTATTTGCTCGCCCTAAGTTCGATGATAAGGGAAATCCCACCTATGGATTCTATACTCATAAGAGGAAAATAGATGGTGTTGAATTTCCATCTAAAACTCCTGATGGTATGTTTGAGGAAGATTTCATTCCTAATGATTTAGGACTAGTAGTAAAAACAATGAAAGAATATTATGGGGAATAATTCCCAAAGTTTTATTTATTAATTAATAAATTTTATTATGAACAAAAAAATCATTACAATCAGACAGTTTGCCAGCATTAAGCAAACAGCGAAAATCGTAGCTCCACTTACAGTGAAGAAAGCTAAAACACAAGAGAAAATCAATGCTCTTAATGAGGAAATCAAGGAAATTAATGCTCAAATTGAAAATTGGCAGAATGGAGTAAAACTTCTTACTGGAGGATTGACATCAGAAGATTTGGTAATAAGAACTGTAGAGCCTTATCTTGATTCTGAAGGAAATCAGAAAAAGGACAAAGAAGGAAAGCCGTTGTCAGTTACCAAATATGTGCCTAACCCTGCAAATATAGAGTATAGCGAAGAGGACAAATGTTACTATATAAAGGAAACATCTCCTATTGAAGAGACTGACATCGTTGATACGGAAAATAATGTCGATGACACAGAGGCAGAATACACAGAAATTATTAACTTTTAATTTTAAATTTTTATGGCATTTGCAAAAGGAACAGAATCTAAAGAACCTGCATCATTTCCTAAATATGTAGGTGTGGCTCCAGTATTTGTATTGGGAGTAAATCCAACAAAAGAAGAGCAAGAGAAATTTTTCGGTACTGAACTTCAGAAAGACCCAGAGTATCTTTCTACTATTGAAGTAGAAGGAAAGAATGTGGAGAATCTGAGAATCAGCTTTGTAGTAAGAACTGACCCTAAAGTTGGAGCTGAAGTGACCTCCTTCCTTACTTTCTTTCTTCAGAAAAGACCTAGAATTGGAAGCAATACAGGGAAATATCAAGTGATTGACAAATACGGAGAAACTGCTTGGGCAGTGCAAGGAGAAGATTTCACCATGGAAAATGGAAAATTCACTGTTTTGCGTATTCCACAGTACAAAGATGGACCTGCCAATATTGATATTGACTACAGATTGGCATATGTAGGAGAAGAAGAGCTTACTTCTTTCCTCAAGAACTATCTTTGCATTCCACAGCGTATGTCATATGTAAATAAAGTGTGGGTGCCAAATAAGAAAGTGAAACTTGAAGAATGTGAGGCAAGGCTTGTGGAAATCAGTGAATACTTTAAAGGAAACTATAATGAGCTGAAAGGCCTTCTTAAGCTTCTGCCAAACAATAAGGTAAAAGTTTTGTTTGGAGTAAGAACTACGGATAAAGGACAATTCCAAACTATTCTGAGTGGAAAAACAGTGCGAAACAGCGTTGATAACTATGCTTCTCTGGATAAGTATGTAAAGGAAAGAAAACTTGCAGGAGCATACAAGGATATTGAGTTTCCAATAGTTGACTTTAAAGAATATACTGTAGAAGCAACTAACTTTAAATCGAATGATGCTCAGATGCCAACAACTGATGAGCTTCCTTTCGATGGTCCTGATTGGTAATGTTCTCAAAAGGAAAGTCCAGTCTGACATATAAAGAAATATTGGAGAGTATGACAGAATTTGATATTCTGTCGTACTACTTCAATATTCAAAAAATTCCTGCACTTATAAATAGTCCTTTAAGAAAAGATAATAATCCATCATTTTGCTTTTATTCCCCAGATGGAAATAGTGTAAACTACATAGATTTTGCTAGTAAAGACAGGGGCTCCCTGTTGACCTTTCTTACTAAATATTGGAATTGCACATATAATGATGCTATACAAAAAATAGCTGATAATATGGGCAGCAAAGGAAACTTCGCATCATCAGGAAAAAGAACCTTGAATATAAGGAGCAACAATAGTTTAGGATGTATAAGAAGAGAATGGAAAGATTGGGATAAGGAATATTGGAACTCATACGGAATTAGCAGAAAATGGCTGGAATATGCTGAAGTATATCCAATTTCTAATATAATAATAGAGAATGGCAGCAACAAATATGTGTTCAAGGCAGATAAATATGCTTATGCATATATAGAACATAAAGAAGGCACTACAACAATGAAAATATATCAGCCACTTAATACTAGTGGACATAAATGGTATAGTTCTCATGATAGAAGTGTTATTTCTCTGTGGACAAAAGTGCCGAAGAATGCAAAAATATTATGTATTTGCTCTTCCTTAAAAGATGCTCTATGCTTATGGGCAAACACAGGAATACCGGCAATTGCTCCACAAGGAGAAGGATATGCCCTGTCAGAAACAGCTATTGGAGTATTAAAGCAGAGATTCAAAAAAATATTTATTCTTTTTGATAATGACAATGCTGGAATAAAAGATGCTGAAATTCTAGCAGAAAGTACGGGATTTACAAATATAGTCCTGCCTCAATTTGATGGAGGCAAAGATGTGTCAGATTTCTATAAAATATTAAATAACAAAATTTTATTTAAAGAAAAAATAATAAAGTTATTCTATGAAAAGAAATGATTTATATAAGTTCATTAAAGACAATGGACTTCAGGAAGAAATAAAAGAGAAATTTGGAAAAAACTATACCAATGTCTCAACAAAAGATTTAGAATCCATATGTGGAAACAGTAAAAAAGAAGAAGAGGAAGAAGAAAAAACAAATGACTTACGTCCTGCTGTAAAAGCCTTACTCAAATTCTTATATGATGTAGATAAGACTTTATTTGATGATGTTTGTTAAAAGACAAGGGTAGGGGCAAGCCTCCTATCCTTTTTATTTTTTAAATTATGATAGTAAATACTTCTATACAAAATTCCGAAAGTCTGGGAAATATAGAACAAAATTCAGTAACTATAGACCCTAAGAATATTCAGCATATAATTCAAATATTATCTTCCAATCTATACTCAAATCCTATAAGGTCATTCTTAAGAGAAACAGTAAGCAATGCATATGATTCTCATGTAGAGGCACATAGTACTGAGCCTATCATTGTAACAATCACATCTGATTATGTTGCTATCAGAGATTTTGGAACTGGCATATCTCCAGAGAGATTCAAAGAAATCTATTTGTGTATAGGCAGTAGCACCAAAAGGGAATCAAACGACTATTTGGGATATTTTGGAATTGGAAGATTTTCTGCATTAGCTTGTAGCGACATAGTAAATATTACTAATTTCTATGATGGGAAAAAATATTGCTATGTAATGATAAAAGACAATAACTCTTTAAGAATAGATTCTTTAGGTACATTTGACACTGAAGAAGCTAATGGTGTAGATGTCAGGATCCCAATTTCTTATCCCTCATCTTATATAAATGAATTAGATGTGCTTGACTTCTTTCCTAATATATACATCAACACTACTTTTGAGAGTCAATTTAATTCGAGAAAGGTAACTGAGTATAAAACATTCAAATTCAGTACCTATAATGCTTATAACTTTAATAAAAAACCTTCTCTACTAATAGGCAATGTCATGTATAATCTTGATTTGTCTTATTTTCAGTATGACAAAGGCTTTCAAGATATATTAAAGAGAATAAGTATACAATCAGAGATAGGAAAAGTAGATATTACTCCTAATAGAGAGCAGATAATTTACTCCAAACCCACAATAGAGTACATTCAATCCTTATTAGACAATACTATAAAAGAGATAACAGAAATAGCTGACCTTCAAAGCAGGTCTTCATATGATTCTTTATTGGAGTTAAAGAAAAACTTTAATGTGTCATTGTCTGTTATTTTAGGTGTAGATAATGTATTTACATTGTATGGAAAATATAAAGGCGGTTATTACTACAAAAATGAATTTCACTCCATTAAGGATCTCAGAGGTCTGTTTTTGTTATTAAATAACAGTGTAAAAGTATTTTGTAATGGAGTATGCAGAAGAAAAGAACGACCAATTACTGACTTTATATCAAGAAATACCTTTAGATTGCCATATTCCTGTCCAAAAAACAGTAAGGATTTAAAAAAGTATATAAAGGAAAACTATGGTGGCTATATTGTAATTCAGAGTCCTTCATTAAAGGAAATAAAACATTGGATACAGGCATTATTGGATTATGGAGTAAAGTGGAAACTAATTAAAGATTTGTTACGGGAAGTAAACAAGAAAATTCCTGAAATAGATATTTATAATAGTGAAGAATTCAAAGAATTTAAAGCAGATTTAGCTAAAGAAAGAAAGGAGAACAAGAAAAAGAATTTTACTGGACTTTTTCCTATTTCAATAGAAACAAAGCAATACCTTCTTTATTATATGGAGGAAAGAAAGAGGACTATATATACCAAAGAAGCATTGCAAGAACTGACAAGAGGCAAGAAGATTATATGGTACTACAAGGGTTGTGAGGAAAAGAAGGAAATAGCGGAATTTTTATATGCAATGCAGAATAAAAAAATCCTGGCAATAGGAATAGCAAAGACATTGCTAAAAACATTTACTGTTCCTGAAAATTGGATTCCATATGATGAATATATTCTAAACAATAAGAAATTCTGGAAGATAGTTTCTTTCTATGCGACTATTACTAATGTGGAAGAAAAAGCATGCTTGTTAAAAAAAGTACAACCGTATCTTAATATCAAAGAAGCAGAGACTATTGATGAATTTATGAGATATATTAAGCATAGGCGTCCAGAATGTATGTTAATGACTAATAGAGTGATAAACAGCAGGGGAATTCATCCGGAAATAGTGAGTTTCATATCTGAATTAGAAAAGCTGATAGAAAAAATAAAAAAAGGAAATGCCTTGATAAATCTGGCTGGAATGAATGCATTGACAGCATTTGTTTGTATGAAAAAGAAATATTTTAATATTAATTATTCAACTTATAAATCAATAAAAGAATTATGAAAGTAATTAGAATGCAAAATTTCGTTACTGTCTTACTTGATAATGGCAGTATTCTTCAATCTCAATCATTTACAGATTCTCAGTATGAAGCATTAATGCAGTGTGCTGACGATGAAGAAGTTATTTCTTTGTTTAATCCAAGAATCAAAGAAATTAAGGAAGAAAAGAAAGAAATTGAAGATTTTCTAGAAAAAATATCACACAGCTCATTCCTTTCCTATGAGGGAGGAAGTGTATATTGGAAAGAAATATCCCACTTATCAATTCCTGAGTCTTTGGCAAAGAAGATACTTATAGCAGAAGAAGAGAACAATGAAGTTCTTATTACTTCATACAGGAATTTTTGGACATTAATGTCTCTTAATCCAGACCCCTTATGTAGAAAGAACTTATTTAAGTTCTTGGAAAAATGGGGAATGGTAATTATGAAGTCAGGATTTTTCGTTGGTTATAGAAATGTTGATACCACACTTTATGAAGATGTCTTTACTGACCATCACTCACACTCTTTCAAGATAAAATTAGGAGAAATGGTATTTATGGACAGAAAAAAATGTGATATGGACTCTACAGTATCTTGTAGTAGGGGGCTGCATATAGGAGGAACCTCTTGGCTTAATGCAAATTATTTTGGTGATGTGGGTATCGTATGCCTAGTGAACCCTGCTGATGTTGTTGCTGTTCCTATGAATGACGAAGAATATGGAAAATTAAGATGCTGTGCATATTTGCCTGTGAAGAAATGTGTGTTTGACAGATATGGTAAAGTTATTCCTGTTTACTTGGAAGATGGAATTGATGATTCAAATTTAGTTTCTGATGTTCTATATGATGGAGTATTAAATACAAACGATGTATTCAAATACCAAATCAAAATTCCTGAAATACCGGAAATTAATCCTGTGAGCATTACTGCCAATGTTCTTAATATTGCCAGACAATCAATAAAAAATGAGCATAGAAGATTACTTCAGTGATTGGTTAAAATATATTGATAAAGAAGAATTAAAGAAAGCCTTGAACAATCTCAAGGGAAGAAATATAACTCCTGGATATAAAGATATGTTCAAGGCTTTTAATTTATGTAAATACAATAATTTAAAAGCTATATTTCTAGGACAAGACCCCTACCCTCAGAAAGGAGTAGCTACAGGATTGGCATTTGCGAATAAGAAATATCCTATTTCCCCATCTTTAGAACAAATAAAAAATTCTGTAATAAATTTGGAAAATTGCTATTATAATGTTAACTTTGTACCAGATTTAGAAAGTTGGGCGAAACAAGGAATCCTCTTACTTAATTCGGCTTTAACTACAGAAGTATGGAAATCAGGAGCACATTTGAATATATGGAGATCCTTTATCAGTAAATTTATTGAAAAATTCTCTTTATATAATAATGGAACTGTGTGGGTTCTCTTTGGTAAGACAGCACAGTCTTTTACTCCATATATGATTAATCAAGTCATACTTAAATACCCTCATCCAGCGTTTTATGTAAGAACTAACACCCAGATGCCTCCTTCTATATTTGAGGAAATATCCAAAGAAATTAAATATTGTACTGGAACAAACATAAAATGGTTTAATTCAATTTAAAGATTATGAAAACATTTTTAATTAATCCTTTCACCTCAGAGGAAACACTGAGAGAATTGTCTTCTTATGTGGAAGAACTTAGAGAATACAAAAAAGAGAGAGAAAACTTTCTCATAACGGAAGCAATAAAAAATCTGAAAAACAGATGTGGATGGAACATTTCCAAAGTAGGAACTTTTATGGCTAAGTTATATAGTTTGGATAAATACGCTTTTGAGCATATTATGCTCAAGGAAATAGAAAGGGCTCTCTACAAAGATGCTATTGCTGACTGTGAGTCATTTTATATCCTGTCTAGAATAACTGATGATATTATTCCTATAAAGTCAAGAGGAGTAAAATTTCCTGAAAATATTGCTAGATTTATGACTGAGGAAGATGCTATCCATGCTTACAATGCTGTAAAGAGAATGGAAAAGGAGATGACTGATGAACAAGAAAATAAAAAATGCAAAAAGTAAAGAACTCAATGGAATAAAATTTAAAAGCCTTTTAGAATTAAAAGTATATAAACTTTTAATTTCTGAAGGCTTTTTTCCAGAATATGAGAAAATAAAATTTACACTTGTAGAAGCATTCACTCCAACTGTTCCATTTTATACCAAGAATAAATTTAAAAGAAGGCATAAAGAAATAAAAGTACTATCCCAACAAGTAGTTAAGGATTCAAGAAAAATCTCAGAAATTACTTACACCCCAGATTTTTATATGGAATATAAAGGTAACAAGATAATAATTGAAGCCAAAGGAATACCCAATGATGTATTTCCATATAAATTCAAACTTTTCAGAAAACTATTGGAATCCATGCCTGACAAAAGTAATTATCAGGTGTGGGAAATATTCAATCTAAAACAACTAAAAGAATGCATAAATCATTTAAAGATCTCTCTCTCAACATAACTGAAGAGGAGTATAGAAACGATGGCTGCCTACATTACTCTATGTTGTCTGACTATGCAAAAAGAGGATTTGACTGCATAGATAAACTGACAGAGAAAAAGGAGTCTCCATCTTTATTATTTGGTTCTGCAGTAGACACTCTATTAACTGAAGGAAGACAACAATACAACAGCAAATATTTTATTGCTGACCTCCCTTCTTTGACAGATTCCTTGTATCCAATAGCAAATCAACTATTTGAATTATATCATTCTGAATATGACTCATTAGATAAAATTAGTGATGAGGATATAGCTAGAATAGGAAAAGAGAATAGTTTCTATGCTAATGACAAATACAAGAATTATAGAATTAAATTAATAAAGGAAGGTTGCTCTGAATACTACAAAATGAAGTTCCTAGCAGGAGAAAAACAAATTATCTCCTCAGAATTCAATGATAGTGTTGAAAAGACTGTACATACTCTATTGACAGCACCCAATACAAAATGGTACTTCCAACAGGATACCCCATTTGAGGATATAGAAAGGCTGTATCAACTGAAATTTAAGGCAGTATTCTTTGGAGTTCCTTATTCTTGCATGGCAGATTTAATAATAGTCAATCATGAAGAAAAAACTATTCAGCCTGTAGATTTGAAAACCTCTGGGCATAAAGAATATGATTTTTATAAATCATTTATAGACTGGAATTACCATATTCAAGCTAGATTGTACTATAAAATCATTGAGGACAATGTAAGAAAAGATGAATTCTTCAAAGAATATAAGATAATGCCCTATAAATTTATAGTTATAAATAAAGAAAGTCTTCTTCCATTAGTTTGGGAATATGAAGATACTACAGCTGAAGGCACTCTGATTTATGGTAAACATGAGCATATAGAATGCAAGTCTCCTTTAGAATTAGGATCTGAATTATGGCACTATCTAAATAATAAATGTGATGTACCACTAGGAATTAATATTAATAACGAAAACAAATTAACAAAATGGCTTAGACAAATGTGATGGAAATAAAAGAATGGTTGCCCAGTAAACTCTCTCAAGATATTTTTACCAAAAAATACAAAGAAGAAAATGAAACATTAGAAGAGTTTTTTGATAGAGTGTCTCATAATTATGAGCCAATAAAGAATCTCATTAAAAACAAGAAATTTCTTTTTGGTGGAAGGATATTAGCTAACAGAGGAATAAAAGACAGAAAAGGCAGCTTGAGTAATTGCTACGTAATTACTCCTCCTGAGGATAACATAGAATCTATATTTGAGTGCTGTTCTAAACTAGCTAGAACTTATAGTTTTGGAGGGGGTTGTGGAATAGATATAAGTAATCTAAGACCAAAAGGAGCAAAAGTTAATAATCAAGCAAAAACTACTTGTGGTCCTGTTGGATTTATGGAACTATTCTCTCAAGTAACTAATACTATAGGACAAGCTGGAAGAAGAGGAGCACTAATGATTTCAATGTACGTAAGTCACCCTGATATTGAAGAATTTATAGACTGCAAAACAAACCTTAATAAGGTTAATTATGCTAATATATCAGTAATGATGTCAGATGACTTTATGAAAGCTGTTGAAAATAATGATGACTATGTACTTAGGTGGCCCTGTGACAGCAATGAATTCCCAATCCCAGAAGAATATAATAAACTTGTAGAATCTAATGGCATTTATGTTAAGAAGGTAAAAGCAAAGGAAATTTTTAATAAGTTGGTTCATAATAATTGGGATTATGCAGAGCCTGGTATTTTGTATTGGGATAGAATAAAAAACTATAATCTGCTAAACAACACTGATTTCCATTATGCAGGAACAAATCCTTGTGCAGAAGAGCCTCTGCCTGCTGGTGGTTCCTGCTTATTGGGAAGTCTGAACTTATCTGAATACGTAAAAAATCCATTCACAAAGAAAGCTTGTTTTGATTATGACTCTCTGGAATCTGATGTATTTACTTGTATAGTAGCATTGAATCAAGTATTAATTGAGGGAATATCTTTGCATCCACTGCAAGAGCAGAAAGATTCTGTGGGTGACTGGCATCAAATAGGACTTGGAACTATGGGTCTTGCAGATGCATTAATTAAATTAGGTATAAAATATGGAAGTGATGAATCATTGAAAGCAATAGATGAGATATATAAGACTATAGCTAAATGCTCAATAATAGAATCTGTAGAATTAGCAAAGGAATTAGGCAGTTACCCCAAATGTGACAAGGAGAAGCTCGTGGATTCTGCATTTATTAACAACATGAACCTAGATGAAGCAACAAAAAAGGAAATAAGTAAATGGGGAATGTATAATAGTCAACTGTTGACTTGTGCTCCTACAGGCAGTATAGGAACTATGTTGGAATGCAGTACAGGAGTAGAACCTAATTTTGCTTTCACATACTTTAGAAAGACACAATCTTTACATGGTGAAGATAAATTCTATGAAGTAGAATGCAACATAGTAAGGGAATTCAAGGAAATTACTGGTGAAAACAAATTGCCTGATTACTTTGTGTCCTCTGCAGACATTAAGCCAGAAGACAGGATAAAAGTACAAGCTGTATTACAGAAATATATTGATGCAAGTATATCTTCAACTATTAATCTCCCAAAAGAGGCTAGTGAGGAAGATGTCTATGACATTTACATGAAAGCATGGGAAAATGGACTCAAGGGAGTAACTGTATATAGAAGTGGGTGCAAAAGAGAGGGGGTGCTTACAAAAGAACCTCAAGTTCCCAACACTGTGGCTCCTAAAAGACCAAAAGAGTTGGAAGCTGATTTCTATACAATTAAAAGTAAAGGCAACCAGTATATTGTATTAGTAGGTTTATTGGGAGGAAAGCCCTATGAGATATTTGCATTTAAACCTAATGTTGAGCTTATTGCAAAATCTCATAAAGGAATTATAACCAAGAAATCAAAAATGCATTATAGCTTTAAATCTGATATTATTCAGATAACAGAGCTTGAGCTGGCAAATGATAACGTTGAAGAGAAAGCGGCTACCCTTTATGCATCCATGCTTCTAAGACATGGCGTTGACATTAAATACATAATCAAAACAACAAAAAAAGTTAATGATAACATCACATCTTTCAGTTCTGCAATGTGCAGGGTTCTTTCAAAATATATTCCTTCAGAAGAACTAAAAGAAAAATGTCCTGAATGTGGAGGAATATTAATAAATGAAGGAGGCTGTATTCATTGTAAGAATTGTGGGTGGAGTAAATGTAATTAATTATGAAAATACTAATAAAAGAAATCACAGAAGGCTGTATGCCAATAAGAATGAATGGTGATGCTTTTGATTTAAAAGCCGCCAAAGACATTATTATTAAAGCTCCGCAGTCTGGAGTGCTACATCAGGAAAATAATGAAAAGGTCAGAAATGTATCCTTTAAAAATTTTACCATAATTCCTTTGGGAATAGCAATGAAACTACCAAAAGGATTTGTTGCTGACGTAAAACCAAGAAGTAGTACTACAAAGAAATGGCATATCTTGCAGACAAATAGTCCGGGACTAATTGATTCTTCTTATTGTGGTGATGGTGATGAATGGGGATTTCCAGTAGTTGCCATAGGAAATTGCCATATACACAAAGGAGACAGAGTATGTCAATTTGAAATACGTCCTTCTCAATTTGCTAATTGGAAGCAAAGACTCAAGTGGTTTTTCCATAAGAAAATAGAGTTCGTTAAAGTAGATTCATTAAATAGTCCAAATAGAAATGGATTTGGCAGTACAGGAGAAAATTGATTATGTGGAATATATTTAAAAGAAAAAAGAAAGTTCGTCAAATATCATTTAAAGAGACTCTTGATTTAACAGAACTTCCTATAATTACATTCGTAAATAATAAGCAAAAGCTTAATTTTATTTTCGATACTGGAGCTACAAAGTCAATGATAGATAGAAATATCCTAGATAATTTAGCTTATCAGACTAATGATGAGAAGACTGTTACTACTGGAGTTGGAGGAAAAAGTAATGTGCTAAGCACTATAATAATGGATTTAATGTATAGAGAGTCCTTATTTTCTGAAACATTTCAAATAATGGATTTATCTCATGTTGTATCTACAATCAAAGAAGAAACAGGAGTGACTATACATGGACTATTAGGAAATACTTTCTTTCAAGAATATGGTTATATTATTGATTATAATGATTTTATAATTTATAACAAAAAGTAACATGATATATGTTGTGTCTCAATCTCAAGAACTATTTGCAGATGCCTGTGAGAGAATCTCAGTAGAAGAATCTATAAAGCTATTAGAACCATATAATAAGATTCAATTAGACACTGAAACTACAGGGATAGACTCTAGAATAGATTCAATATTGACTCTTCAGTTAGGAACCAAAGATTTTCAAATAGTCATAGATGCCACAACAATTCCATTAAGAAAATACAAAGAACTCATAGAAAAGAAATTTATTGTAGGTCATAACTTAAAGTTTGACCTACAATTTCTTTTCTCTATAGGAATTATCCCTACATCAGTATATGATACAATGATTGTGGAACAATTATTACATCTTGGATACCCAGTAGGGACAATTTCTTTTTCATTACAGGCTGTAGCACAAAGAAGATTGGATGTATATATAGATAAATCTGTTAGAGGGCAAATAATCTGGAGAGGTATAGATACAGAAACAATTGTTTATGGTGCTACGGATGTAAAGTATTTGGAAGATATAATGGAATCTCAGTGGAAAGATGTCATAAAGCAGGATATGTGCAAGGGAGCTAAATTAGAGTGTCAATTTGTACCTGTCATTGCTTATCTTGAATGGTGTGGGATTTACTTGAATGAAGAGAAATGGAAAGCAAAGATGGAGCAAGATAAAGAGAAATTAAATTTATATAAGAAGGAACTTGATGATTATGTGATAAAGAATGAGAAATTAAAAGAATTTACTTATGTAAATACTCAAGGTGATCTCTTTACAGGTTTTGATCTCACACCAAAATGCTCTGTGAATTGGGATTCTCCTCTTCAAATGGTAAAATTATTTAAAGTTCTGGGCTTCAATACTAAAACTTCAGACAAAAAAACAGGCAAAGACAAAGATTCTGTTCTTGAGAAAGTATTAAAAGGACAAAAGGGAATTGATGATAATTTCTTAAGTATCTACTTTAATTATAAAGAATTTTCAAAAGTGTGTTCCACATATGGACAAGGACATCTTGATGCAATTAATCCTAAAACAGGCAGAATACACACTGTCTATAGGCAATTAGGCACTGCATCAGGAAGAATGTCTTGTGGTTCAAACAAAGGAAATAAATCTCTGGCAGCATTAAAGAAACTTCCAGAAAGTAGATGTATTCAGCCTAATATTCAGCAATTACCAGGTAACAAAGAAACTAGAAGTTGTTTCACAGCACAAAGAGATGATTATATAATATGTTCTTGTGACTTTAGTGCCTTGGAAAGTAGATTGGGAGCAGATATATATCAAGAAAGTGCAATGTTAAATGAATATCTTCATGGTAGTGGAGACATACATTCTCTTGTAGCAAAAAAATGTTTTCCCAAAGAACTTGAGGGAATTGAAGTGAAAGATATTGCTGAAGTAAGACCTGACTTAAGAAAAAAAGCAAAGGGTCCGGAATTTGCCATGCAGTTTGGAGGAAGTCCAAAAGCAATACAATCATCTTTAGGTTGCAGTAAAGAGGAAGCAGAAGAAATAGCTTCTTCCTATTGGAAGGGATTTCCTAATATTGCTAAGTTCAAAGCTATGGGTTCTAGATTCGTAAAAGAACATGGCTATGTCTTAATGTGCAAACATACTGGACATAAAATGTATTGGTATGGACATAAGGAATGGGTAAATACAGAAAAGACATTCACTCCAGAATTTTGGAGAGAATATAAAGCTTTTCATAAAGGAACTGGAGACCTTACTGAATTAATGGTAAAAGAACATTCCAAAATAGGCAGTTATTGGGAAAGAATGGCACTGAATTCTGTGACTCAAGGCACAGGAGCAGTCATTTTAAAATATGCTATGGTCTTATTCTTCAGGTGGATTTTAGACAATAACTTATTTGGAATAGTATATCTATCAGCATTAGTACATGATGAGTCAGTAATTGAATATCCGAAAAATATGCCTGAAGTTGCAGAAAAACTAAAAGAATGTATGGAAGAGTCTGCAGCTACTTACTGTAAATCACTTCCCATTCCGGCAAAGCCAGAAATAGAAAAATATTGGAAACATTAAAATTAAAAAATTATGAATTTTTCAAATTATCCTCCAGGAGTAAGTGACAACACTCCTGATGCACCATGGAATCAAGTAGAAAATGAGCCTGAGAATGTTGATGTGTGTGTCAGTATTACTATGAGTAAGAGTACCACAATCAGCACAACAGATTATATTAAAGAAGTTTGGGATGAGTATGAAACAGGAGATGAAGGAGAAAGAATTCACATAGGAGGAACTAACTATGACTTCTCTGAAAGTGATCTAAAGTCAGCCTATAAAAATTGTGAATTGACAATTCCTTCTCTTCTTGCTCTTCTGGAATCCTACCTTCTCAAGGATTTGGAAGAAAACAAAGGAAACAGAGAAAAAACGGATATTATCAATCTTCAGCTAGAATCTCTTAGAGATTGGATAGTAGATGAATTAGAAGTAACACAAGAATAAAATGAAACTATTAAAACAAAAGGCAGAATTGTTAATACAAGGACCTTCTTATGATGATATGTTGAGACATATAGAAATATGTGGAAAAGTATGTTACAAAAGCGATGTCTCAAATAACAGGGACAGTACTAAAGCATTTGTGACAAGATTGTCAAAGATGGGTCATATGAGTGTCCTTGAGCATGGTACTGTATATATGGAATTACCCACAAAGGGTATAAATAAATATGCTCTTGCAAACTATGCACTTAAGGATAATCCTTACACATATTACCATGATGATGGTAACATTATCCACGTTACTACTAACTATAGGGTGATAATGGAAAAAGTACTATCAGATTTCCTTGATTACACAGTACCTGAAGGACAGAAGAAAAGATATACTATGAAAGTGCTTACTGACATAGGAGTATCCCGTGAGATAAATCGCCACCGTCATTTCAGTATAACTAACTTCAGTGTTACTGAGCAAAGTACAAGATATTGCAATTACAGCAAGGACAAGTTTGGTAACGAAATTACCTTTATAGTTCCTGCATACTGGGATAAACTCAGTGGTTCAGAGCAGGAAGACTATAAAAGAATATTGAAGAGAGCTGAACAGGATTATATGCTCATGATTGAGAGAGGATATAAGCCTGAGCAAGCAAGAGAGTTTCTACCATTGGCGACTGCCACTGAAGTAGTATATACAGCATTTGAGGATGACTGGAGACACTTCTTTGACCTTAGGTTAAAGGAAACTACAGGAAAAGTTCATCCTAATATGAAGGAACTTGCAGAGCTGATGTATAAAAGATTTACTGAAAATGGTATAGAATTATGAGAAAAGGTAATTTTGAATTCAGAAAAGCCACCTATTTAGGTCCAGAGCCTGAGAACCCATCATGGCATGTGGATTATTGGTATCCTAATCCTTACTATGGTAAGGAGAATGAATACCCCGAAGATCCAAAAGACAAGAACTTCAGAATGTATCCAGGTGAACATGGTTTCAGAATAGATAAATCTTGTTTTAAATATCCTGAGTCATGTTTCAGTGTAGCCTCTTTTAATTATGATGGTGAGGGTACATATGAGGTACATTTTATAGGAGACAGACCCTTTAATCTTAGTAGAAAAGAAACTGAGGTTTTTTGGGAAGTACTTACATATGGACATAACTTTTTAAACAGAGAAAATCATGAAATTCATTGACAAATATCCAGAATGTAATGGATGCCCAGTAGAAAAATACTGTGGTACAATGGTTGGCAGTATTACATTATGTAACAGCTATGGTGAGGACTCTACCATAGAAGACCTTCAATTGAAGGAATACTATGAGGATTCTGTAGCTGATGCTGCCCTGTTAGAAGAAGCAAGTGCAGTCTATTGGGAACCATAAAGAAATTATGGAAGAGGAACTTAAAAGAATACTTACATGGGCAAAGAATGTCAATGGAGGACATATAAACACTCCTACATTCTTTGCTGATGTTGAACAAGCTCTACAAGGGTATGTATGTGACATGAGGTATAAGATGAAAGTACTTGCAGCAAGTGATCACAGTGCTACCTTGAAATTCCAAGGAAAACGTTTTTATTACCTGTATGATTTTAGTAAAAAAGAATTCACCTGCTTTGAATTAAAAGAAGGTGCATACACAAACTATTAAATTAAAAATTATGACACCACAAGCACAAAACAGTTTAAGCCTCTACAAAGGAGGCAACCCTGCAACCATTGAACAGTTGCTTAAGATGCAGAAAGCATCAGTAGTTAATGAACTTAAAGAGCACTTTAAGGCTTCTGATCTTAAAGAATTAGCTATTAAGTTAAGTATAAACTAAAAATTAAACAGGCACCTGAGGACAGGTAACTTCTTTAACCTCCTTTCCGTCTTCAAGTAACCCTGTCCAAAGGTGCCTTTACCAAGCAATATGGAAACCATCAAACCAGGAACATATACACTCCCCGAAGGATGCACATGTATCAAAAAAGGGGACACCATAGAGATTAGACCATCAAAGAGACTTCCCAAATGTGAGCACTATTGTTGTGAGTGCAAATGGGCAATGGTAGGTTATTGCGGTAATAGTTTATATAAAACTAATGTATGTGAGAAAAAACCTAAGAACAAACTGCATTACAAATCAAAAGAACATCTTTACTATGCAGTTGGGTTAAAGAATAAAGCTTGTGATATGTTTAAACAAAAATAATTAAATTTAAAGACTATGGACTACGAAAAACTTTACAAAGATGCTCTTGAAAGGGCAAGAGAGATGTCTGCATTACCAGATGACAGAGCAACTATTGAATACATTTTCCCCGAACTCGCAGAAAGCGAGGATGAGAGGATTAGGAAACATTTGATTTCTTTAGTGAAAAATTGGGATAAAGATGGAATATTTTCTAAATATACAAGCAATCCTAATGATATAAAGAAAATACTTGCTTGGCTTGAGAAGCAAGTCGAGCAAAAGTCTGGTTGGGATGAAGATGATGAGAGATTAAGAAAAACATCTATTGCCTTTCTTCAAGAATTTGCTGCTAAAGGCTATGAAAATGCAATAGAATGTATGGATTGGCTGAAATCACTCAAAAATAAAATTAAAAACGAATGACTATCAAAGTAAAATAAGCACATCGGGTCTACGCCACCCTTTTAAGGTGGAGAGGTTAGGTCACACTTTAAATGTGCCCGATAGTAGATTGTCGGTGTGCTTATTATTAAAGATAAATGACTATGACAAAGGAAGAATATTTAAATTGTGTCATGCGTAACGAGCTTGGCAATCGTGACCCAGATATCTATGACATAGAGGATGCATGGATAGCAGGGTACAATCATGCAGTGGAGATGACTGTTGCATGGATGAAAGAGGATAAATTCGTCTATGAGGATAAATTCATCTATGATAACGATGGAAATAAACTCTCCAAAGTTAACTTGGATGAGTTTATAAATAATTTTAAAAAATCAATGGAACTATGAAACCAAACAAGTACAACTCACTTGAGTTCTGCCGTAGAACTATAAAGTCATGCACTACAATAAAACAAATGCAGACCGCATATAACCTTGTATTAAATTTCAAGATAATGTTTGATGACCTGTTTTGTAGCTTATTGCTTGGTGATGAATGGTGGTATAAGTATGAGGAAATATGCAAACAAAAAATGTGATTATGAAATATTATTATAATTCAGACTATATGCACTGCAACCAAGAAAGATGCCCAAGACATGAAGAATGTTGGAGGTATGAGCTTGGTAAAATGTGCAAAGGTATAGCATCATTTTATATGCCTGATAAAGACGAGGACTTGTCTGAGTGTGAACATTTTATTGACAAGGAAAACTTTAAAATCAAGTGAGGTGAGAAATGAAAAATATTAAATTGCTTGACGGAAAATTGATAACAAAGGACAATAATGGGTTGTTCATTGACAATGGTACTATGTATGACAACCTGCCATTTTATGTCCTTGATGAAGAAGACGAGACATTGTATCTTGTCAATGAAGATAATTGGTTTGATTGGTTTTCTGATTTCAACAAAGAGAGATTTAAATACTATTACCCGAAAGGAGGTGAGGAATGAAAGTTTATGTTGATAAATCTAAATTAATAGAAGAATTAAGAATGCAGATAAGCCATTCTCATCATAATGCAGATGAATCAGCTACATTGTATATGCAACATTATTATGATGGCATGAAAGAAGCATACAAAAGGGTAATATCGTATATTGATAATATGGAAATATTGAAAGGAGGTGAGGAATGAAAGCAAGAAAAAGAAATTCAAATGATGATTGGGAGGAAGTTGAATATGTTCAACTAAGAGACTCATACGTCATTACAAAGGCAGACCAAATGGAATTTGATGTTTCACATGGAAAAGAACAATCAGAAGATGAACATTGGAATGATGTAAGAGAACGAGCCTCTATTGCTGCTATGCAAGGAACAATAACAATTCTAAGCAGTAGTGACAGCGTTCCTAATAAATTTCCTAACGAGACTGCTGAATTTGCAGTTGCTTGTGCTGATGCTCTTATTGAAGAACTCAAAAGAATAAATTGAATTATGATACAAGAAAGATATTGCAGTTTTGAAGTCAGTAAACTCCTTAAAGAAAAAGGATTTGATGAAGAATGTTATACATTTTATGAATATGGCAGTAAAGAGTTTTATCGTGAAGAGATTCCTTGTTGTAATTCGTGTAGTGATGATTATGCTGCCCCAACCCATCAGATGGCTGTGGATTGGTTAAGGCAAAAGCATGGTATTTTAATATCTATTATACCACAAGAAATTGCTGTAGGTGTTTATGCTTTATGTTATGGTATCTATAGGGTAATAGGCAATTCATATAACCCTATATATAATGGACAAGCAGCAGCTTCAAATGATTATAAAGATGTAGTAGAAGCTGCATTGGAATTTTGTTTAACTGAATTAATAAAGTAAAATAATAATTGTAATATCATGAGTGCTCTAAAAGAATTACTACAAAAAGATTGTCCTTTTGAGCCTTATCAGTTTATTGAGGCTAAAATTGTTCTCGATTGGCTATGGCGAAATGTCCCAGATGCAGAACTACAAAAGTGGCACATGGAAGGTGTCCACGAAAGACTGAATTACTACCTATTTAATTACTTCTACGAAAAAATGAGACTTAAGCCTATTAGTAGATGTAGTGTTGACGAACTTGAACAAGAACTAAAATTAAGAAAATCATAATTATGGAAAAAGAAGTAAAAATTGTTCCGCCTGATGGCTATGAGATTGATAGAGAAAACTCAACATTTGAGTGCATTAAGTTTAAGCCTATTCAATCTAAAAGATGGAGAGATAGTAATCCTAATGTAAGTGGATGGTATGTTCGTAGTAATTATATAGGTGGTAAGTATGTTCTATTTTCTTGGAAAGATGGTGAACTTGATGTATTCGCTACAGAGAGGCAGGCTAAATCAGCTCTTGCAATGGCTCAAATTAGTCAGATTATGGCTAATGATGAAAGATTTGGCGGTGTTGTTACTGATGAAGAGTGGAAAGATACTAAAGTAGACAAGTATGTTATACTTCGTGATAATAGGGGTGTTATAAGTGATAGTAGGGCAACTTTTACCTACTCTTTTCTTGCTTTTCATACAGAAGAACAACGTGATTTGTTCTTAAAAGAGAATGAAGATTTAGTAAAAGATTATCTAATGATAGATTGAAGTTATGAAACAAGAAGATAAAGAACTATTACTCAAAGACCTTTGTGCAAGGTTGCCTTATGGAGTGAAATGCGTTGTAGAAGGTCTTGATGATTGTACTCTAATGCCTTCTGATATAGAGGAAGAAAGAGAAATCAAACCTTATCTCCGTCCAATGTCAAGTATGACACTTGAAGAACTTGAAGAATATAGACGTTTTGGCGACCATATAAGAGATGCTGAATGTAAAATTCATATTGCTAACTATGAACAAATTGATTGGCTTAATAAGAATATGTTTGATTACCGTAATCTCATTCAGAGAGGTCTTGCGATAGAAGTAATTAAAAGTAATAACACTTATGAAAATTAAAATAAAATACATTGATTGTGGTGGATTTGGGACTATTATAGATTGTGAAACTCCGAGGATATTTTGCCCTTTCTGTAGAGAACGAGTCATTTCTTTTGAAGAAAGTAAAGAAGTTACTCCTACTGAATTATATGAATTACTAAGAAATAACTATAATAAAATTATATTAACATGAATAAGATATGCACAAGTATAGAACAATCCAGAAAACTCATAGAGTTAGGGATTGACATAAAAACTTCAGACATGTATTATTGGTGTGGTGAAGAACTTAGAATATATGCAGGTGGATATAAGGCACAAAATAAGGAATATGATATTCCTGCTTGGAGTCTTTCTGCATTAATGCACTTGCTCCCAAGTGTATTGACAGTAAAGGGAGAATATTCTGAAACTCAATATGAAATAGATATTCGCAAGTGTGCATTAACTGATATGGTAGATATTTATCAAATTGCTTATGGTAATTATCGTTGGCATGATGATGGAAGCAGCTCCTGGTCAGACATGATTAATACTGGTCAAAGGGAAGAGTTAATTGATGCGGCATTTGAAATGGTTTGTTGGTTAAAAAAGGAAGAGTACATATAAAATAAAACAAATAATTATGGAAGATTTTAAGGTTAAATATTATGAAGCTCTTAAAAGAGCAGAGAAATTATATGAGCAAGGTACAATTACCGAAAGTCTTAATTATATCTTCCCCGAACTTGCAGAAAGTAAAGATGAAAAGGTAAGAAAAGCACTAATAGAATTAGTCAAATTTTCAAAAAAGAGCTGTTTTGAAATACTCAAGGACGAGTCATTTAATATCGTTTCTATGGATGCAATGCTTGATTGGCTTGAAAAGCAAGGCAAATCTGCTGATTTTGCTGAAATCCAGAATGAAAGTGGCTTTCAACAAAGGTTATATCACAGCATTAGATAACATGGAAAAATTAATTAAAGAACTAAAAAATAGAATTAATTATGACGAAACAAGTATTGGAACTAATCCTTCGGAAGTTCAAGGAGAACAGGCTAACAATGGATGAGGCAGTGCTTCTCATTCAAAGTTATAATACCATCACTTATTCGCCAACTTATGTGCCTAGTGTATTTAATACCTTGGAACCAGGAAAAGTAACATGTACTCCAGAAACTACAATAACAACAAGTGATGGTATAGTCACCACTAAAATAAATTAAATTATGTTACCATTAAAGATGTACAATAGTCTGTCATACAGACAGAGAAAACAGATTGCAAGAACAGTGTTCTCACACATGGGAGATGAGTTCATCAACCGCATGGCAGAACCATTTCACCATAACTTTGACTATGACGAGGGGCATTGGTATAAGCTCATGCTTGACCATTGCTCATACAATAAGGAAAAAAAACTAATAACAATCAGAATCAATATACCAGTAGAATTATGAGTGTTATACCAAAAGAGTTTGAGAAACTCAGAAGAGAAGATGAGGAAAATTGAATTTAATATCAAATTTTAAATTAAGACAATTATGGGATGGGAAACTAATGTACCAACTATGTTGACCTTTAGTAAGGAAACATATACTAATGAGTATCAAGTTGAAAATGAAATAGAAGACTTGAAAAAGCAGATTGCTGACCTCAGGGAAGATTTGGTTATCTATGCAATGGGTAATCCAAAAGACTTTGTTGAGAATGAGGACAGTACAATAATGTCAGTCAAGGAACTGGTCAAAGATACTCTTGAGCTTCTTGAAGATGACTATTATAAGTTATGGAAACTTGAATGTCTTCTTAAAAATTTCAAATGTCGTGGTGGTGACTTTGTGGAGAACCCCGACTATGAGAAGAATATCAAAGAATGGCTTGATGAAAGCTATATCAATGGTAATATAAAGTATTATAATGAGCATAAAGAAGAAGAATCACAATGAGATGTTCAGGAAATTGTCTTGCATGGCTACTGATATTTCTTATCAGTGGAATATTTTGGTATGGATTATTTAAACTTATAAGCTTACTTTAAAATGAAACTAATTGAATTAATTAAAAGAATTTTTTGTTGGAGAAGAAAACCAACACCTGTAGAAAAGTATCAGCAATTATCTGATATTGAGTGGGAAATCTGTCCTGAAGGACCTTCTGCTTGGAATAAGCATGCTGGACTTAAGTACCAGAAAGTAATTATTGGCAGACAGCCTTGTATAAGACTTGCTTGCAGGAAATCATCAAAAAATGAAGATGGCTGGCAGACAGCTGCCATAAAATCTATACAAGCTTATGGTGATGGTAAATTTGAATGTTGGGCTAAATTTAAAAGTGGCAAAGCCACTTGGCCTGCTATATGGATGTCACACCCTGGTGGAGCAAAAAATAACTATGCCACATATTATGAGATAGATTTAAGTGAGTATTATGAAACTCGTGATAATACTGAAACTACTTATCATTATCCGCAATCAATGAGGAAAGAATCTAAATTTATCAATGTAAAAACAAAGATAAATCTGGATGAATGGAATCACTTTATGTGTAAGTGGGATGAAAAGAGTATTGAAGTATATATCAATGACAACCTTGTTCTTAATATCACTAATACTAATGATAGTACTTATTTCCCTGTTAACAAAGAAGACAGGACTTTTCAGATTATCCTAAGTATGCAGTATACAAATAAGTGGCTATCTGAACCTGATTTGAGTGAATTACCACTATGGATGGATGTCAAAAATATTAAAATCTATAAAAAGCTTTAAAAATGAAAACATACTATTTTAGAATATACCAGTTTGGTGATGAGGATGGTGATACCATACATATGAAAGGATACTCACCAGAGGATGCTGAGAGAAGTATAAGAAGAGAATATCATTCCATTGATAAACTTATTTATTTATATTGTAGATAATTATGGATAAAAAAGAAATTAAATTGCCAGATTCTTTTCTTACAAAAGAACAAGAAGAGATGCTAAAAAAATCTCTTGATGAGATATGTTGGGATAATTACGTTATTGGAAATAATGTTAATCATCCAAAACATTATAATCAACATCCTTCGGGAATAGAATGCATAGAAATAGTTCAATATTATGACTTTTGTTTGGGAAATGCCATTAAATATATATGGAGAGCAGGACTAAAGTATGATGAGAGCAAGTATCAGACTAAAGAAGATATTGCAGAAGCTAAAATAGAGGATTTAAGAAAAGCAATATGGTATTTAGAAAGAGAGATTGACCTTATTGAAAAGGGTAAAGAGAAGTCAAAAACAGAAGTAACTTATGATCCTGCTGTTACAAGTATAACAGAAAACATTGAAAATTGAAATTATGTGTGTCTTTTTTATGATTATTGGGATAATCTCTATATTATTGTTTATTCCCAAATTTATTGCAGTGTGTCTGATAAGTCATCTTAATAAGATAAGACCAAAAGAAGAAAAATATAATGCTATTTACTACTTCTCTTCAGACAAATGTATTTGGTGGAATGCAAGAGAGGGATTTTATTTTTTGCCTTCCATAAGTTCCACATTTAGTTCAAAAGAACTTGTCTTTGATGTGAAATGGCTTGCATTTACATACACTATAGCATACTATTATAAGCACGCTAATGACTAAAATAAATATAGGAGGAAGAATCCTCCTATATTTTTATTTTAATTATATTTGTTATTGAAAATTGTAAATACGTTGTCCTGATTTTCAAAGTCTATTGTCTTTTCAATTCCTGACCACCAAGGAATAGTGTATGTTTTAATACCATATAAATATTTATCCATACCTTTGTATTTTCCTTTAGATACTTTATCCCCAATATCTCCTACTCCTAAAATAGGGTATAGTAAGGCGTTAACAGTAGAAATGGCTGCAACAGGCTGGTTAATCATGGTCTTAATTTCCTGCCAAGCTCCAAGCACACTAGTTAATTTGGCATCCATAGTCAATCTCTATAATTGATACCTCGCCATTCTTGTCCACCAATCATCATTCTTTTTTGGTCCTCCAAACAATGAAGAAAGTCCCATTAATCCGAATATCATAACTTGCTCTGCCCAGAATTTCCTTCTATTTCCAAGCATCCTTTTTCTTTCCTCTTCTGTCTTAGCATCTTTTATTTTTACAAAGTCCTCTACTTGAATTCCAGCAAGAGTTTTAATATAATTTGTATAATATTTAAACATCTCATACTGAAATCCTTTTTCCCACATTTTGGTAGATGCACTCCAATGTTCTTTTCTGAATCTATTGGAATACATTTCCACCATCCACTATCTAAACTACATTGCTGCCCTTCCTGTCATCTTTTGTGCTATAAGACCTTTATCTTCTTTGTTCATAGATCCATGCAAGTTCTAATTGCATTCTCTTATTTGACCTTTGAGAGTGGTAATATAACCTTCCATAGTCACAGGTATTCTTCCATCCTTATCTACTGTCACTCCATTCTTTATCCTCAATTCATAATTTCCATCTTTCTCTACTCTTTCAAATATAGAATCTCTTGTGCCTAAGACTGGAACTTTCTTTCCATTGTAATACACTTTGGCATTATGCAGCATTGCCAACATTACATGAGTATGAAAAAAGTACTCTCCAGTAGAGTATCCAAACAGTGAATTAAAAGAACTCAGTATTCTTCTAGAAACACTCTTATAATATCTTTTTCTGTTACTCTTCTCAAAAGAATCCTAGCATGGGTCAAACAATTCTACCAATAAGTTCATAGTACTTCTCTAATCATTTGTAATCCAATCCAAGAAGTTACTTCTACTTGTAAACCTGTTATTGGCAGCCATCTTTCCTAGTGCCCAGACATAATCTTTTAAATTAAAGAATCTTCCTCCCATAGCTTCCAATATTGTCTGATACTCTCCAACAATACCGTTATTTATCCAGCCTTTCATATTAGCTGCAAGTCTTGACTATGTAGTATATTTTAGTAAGAAATCTCCTACTCTTGCTGGAAGTCCCGTGTCTTTTTTCTCAACACCATATAATCCCTTTTCCATATAGCCATCAAGAATTGCAAGCAAGTCCTCTTTCTTAGCTATATCTGCAAGTTGTTTTGCAACTACTCCTGCTTGAGATTCTGATACTTCTACTTCATTATTCTTAGTAGGAACAAATGATTTCTCTTCAATATAAATCTGTAACATTTCCATAATAGACTTGACATCATTAAGCTGATTATAATTAGTTGCTGTACCTGCAAGTAATTCCATTCCTGCGGAAAAATCTTTTAGTAATTCAGCTTGGTTACTTAATTTCCTCATATAAAATACAGGAATATCTCTCTGCTTAGATCCTTTACTTGTTCCTTGTGCAACTTTATAGTCTTCTCCTTCGATACTTAAAGCATTCTGAACATAATCAGTGTCATCTTCTTTTATTTTAAAAGGCTTCATTTTTTCCTTTAACACATTCCATGTATCTCTGGCAGAAAGTCTTCCTTTTACACAGTCACCCAATACATCTAAAGTGCTGTTTCTAACCTAAGGAGGAAGATAATGGTTCTGTGCATAGGTAGGTAATAAAGTTCCCAGTTCTCCCTTAATCTACATCATTGTATTATAATATTCCAATTGTGCCTAAGTGAGATTTGCCATTTCATTTCCCTGCCTGTAGTTTCGATTTGGAACTCTTTCTGTTCTTTGAGACACCTAATCTACAACTCTTTCTACAGTATTTGCATCTTCCCAGCTTCTTAGTGCTTGTTGAAATTCAATTCCTTGAAGACCTGCATTTTTTAATGCATATATTTTCTTATTTCTGGCTTTATTATATTTAATCCAATCAATATCAGAAATAATATAGCCATAGGAATTATACATAAATCTAGAATCAGAACCTGAATTTAATAATTTCCTGTTGGCTCTTGCAATTCGTCTTGATATTCCTGCCTTTATTAAATCCCTTTTGTCTCTGGCATCCTATAGCACAGTGCCCATCAATGCAAATAAAGGCTGAGTTGACCTTCCCATAGAATATAACATCTCTAATGTAGTTCCTTTGTTTTGCAAATCAAGCAAGTCAGTAATTGCTAATCCATTTGGAGTTTCTGGACCCATAATTTCAAACAATAAATCAACTACAGCCTATTCTCCCAAACTTCCCTCTCCATCCAAAAGCTACACTCTAAGATTAGCCATCTTATCTCGCAATTTCTTAGCAACATCCTACAATACAGTTCTGTCTTGAGGAGTAATATTAACTTCTATTGTATCTAAAGTATCCAAATTACAAAGAGCCTCAACAGTAATAGAATAATTATTTATCATATTATTTATAGTATTAAATACTTCAGCCCTCTGCTTTATATATTCCATCATATTACCATTATTAGTTATACCTCTCATAAGACTGTCTGCAATATTAAACATTCCATCCAGTTCTCCTAAGACATCTAATAATGCTGTATAATGCTATTGTTGCTGAATTTTATTCTGTAAATCTATTATTTTATCTTCTATGGCTTTCAGTTGATTTCTCTGCCCATATTTTTTCAAATTATTTAATTGTCTCTGCAATCCAAGAATAATATTGTCTGCAGCATCTGTGAGAGATGTCACCCTGTTTCCTATCAGTCTTGCTTCTCTTCCACTTAATCCTGCCTTTCTTGCTATTTCATCCCATTTCTTTTGTATAGGTAAATTATCTGAATTCTGTATAATTGTATCATACTGTTGTTCAAGAGTTCTTCTTAACTGATATACATTCAAAGGATAATTTTTACATAGGTCTATAGTATTTTCTATAAACTGCATAGTTGCAGGGCTTACAGTATTATTACTGTAGGCATCAAACACTTTTGTAGCAACATCTTCCAGTGTTCCCCATCTATTTAGCATATTCTATACTTGGGCAGTAGATTCTCCCATAGTAAGCAATGCTCTCAGCTCTTCTTTTGTTAGATTTGAGTTCTGTTTATTTTTTAATATATCCAAAAAATTAAGGAAAGCAGAAAAATGCATAGGATTAGCAGTACTTCGCATAAAATCAAAGTTATCTATGTTTATTCCGGCATTCTAAAATTCCTAAGAAAGCTAATCCCAAATCTATTTTTGTGTTTCTAGTTCCTCTTTATATAAAATATTATCCTTGTTTATATCTGTAGTTATTATAGTAAAGTCATCACCTCTTGGAACTATTTTAGCTATTCTTCCTTTGTGTTGAGCATTAAAAGTTATAGCTTCATCCATAGCCTCTTTGAAATCTGTATATACTTTCTAATTTCCTGTATTTGGATCTATTCCTGCTACTGATTTAGACCTTATATCATTGGCAATATCTGCCACATGAAGGAAATTATACACATCTTTTGCCTGATGCTCCCCCTATTTATTTCTTTTAATGGGGTTTGTAGGATGATTTTCCATTAAGTCACCTATATTCTTAGCTACATATGTGGCATACACATAATTAGCCAAGTAATTATTCTTGCATATCTTATGCAGATTTTTATATAATTTACTATATTCCCCATTTGGGGCTAATGGTATTGTACATGATGCTGCCATAATAATCTATTTTAATTAACAATATTCTATTGCTGAAGTATCTATATCACTTGTATCTATAACATCATCTCCAGTTATTTCTTGTAAGATATTTTGCATTTCATCTTTTATTTTTTGCTCCTGTTGTGCTGGAGTTAAACCAGAGTTTTGAGCCTAGTTAGGGAATAGTTCTTGTCTTAGGTTTCCATATACTTCTCCTAGTTCTGCAGTCTATGCCTGTATTTGAGCCTGCTGTTGTGTTTCTGCATAATCTGCATCAACAACTTCTACGTCTACTTCCATTCCATCAACTACATCTATATCTACAGGAACTGACTCATAGCCATCAGCAACTTCTACATCTATTTCCTAACCATCTACGACATCTACATTTTCAACTTCTGCTTCCTAAGCAACTTCAACGTCAGTAACAGCTTCTACTCCTTCACTATTCTCTTTAGATTTAGACAATTCTTCTTTTCTTTTCTCAGCTCTTTTTTCTGCTAATGTCATATCATTAAGTTTCTTTCCAATTTCAAAATATTCTCCCTCATTTCCTAACAAGGAAGATATTCTCCATTTTCCATACTCATCTTTTACAAGTAGCTTCTCAACATCATTCTCTTTCACTCTGATTGCAATTGTAGCATCGTCTACAATGCCATCTTCACCTAGAAGAGGTTCACCACTGGAAAGTAGAACTGATACTGTACCGTCTTCTTTGTGCTGGATTCTGCAATTCTCATATAATTGAGCTGACCTTGGATTATTTCTTATGTAGTCTACCATACAAGAATATTTTTCTGCTTCTCCCATAAGAATTGGATTAAGGTATGTCTAAGCATAATTACCCATTTGAGCTTTTACAGAAATAGGACACAAAGAAAGGAAAGTATAAGGACTGAATTTAGTTCCTGTTTTGTAGCAGTTATATAAAAATAACTTGGCTGACAATTCAGGATTAGCTTGATGTAAGTCTTCCCAAGCTGCAGAAAGCATATTTTTAAGTTTCTTGTCAACCCCAAGAGATTGTATCTGCAAATAAATATGTCCTTTCCTATTGGCAGTTAAGCTTATGGATTTCAGCAGTAGATTATCTTTAAGTTCCTCAGGCAAATTCTGTCTTATATTCATGAACTCTGATGGGAATTCATCAATAAAATACTCAAGTCCCATATTTTGTGGTATCCCATACTTAGCTTTTACAGACTGTTCTCCATGAGAAGCAAAGAATAAATAAGACAAATAGAAATCAGAAAATGCCTAAAGCTTCTTTTCTCTTTCTACTATTCCTAGATCTTCTGCCATAGAGAGAAAATTAAAGCTATTTGTAGGGAATCTTGTAAATATATCCCTAGCTATGTGATATGCCTAATAGAATTCTCTTAATACAGGATGGTCATCAAATACCCTATCTAAAGTAACTTTGTCTTTTCCTATATACAGACTACCTCCCTGCTCAGGGAAGGCATTGGAAATCTTATGCCCATTAATGATAGTATTTGTTATCTATGGGCCTACAGCACTAGTGATAGAATTTAATCTGGATACTGATGTAGTGCCCTTTATTTTATTCAATAAGAGCATAAACTTACTTAAGGCACTAAGAGTCTTAAATTCTCTGACATCATCATAATTTTTTATTCCATCAATCAACTCTTCTTGTGTAATATCAGACATCCAAAGAGCATTTTCTTCATTTACTCCTAAGTTCTTTTTTAATTCTTCTATTCTTTCAGATACAGTGCTGTCAAATGTTGCCCAGCCCTCCTTTAATTGTTTCTTATTGTATTTATTAATTATGTCAGTTATTGCTTTCTAAGATAAAAACAGGGATGCTAATTCAAAAGACATTCCACATCTTATAAGAGCTGTAAGTATTGGTGCAGTCTGATTATTAATATTCATCAAATTAAGTACAGGGTCCTTTACAGCATCTGCAGCACTTGCAACCAAACTTCCAAGTATTTTACCAATCAATTCTCCCTTTTTATTAAATTGAGCATCCAAATTTAAGAATGCACCAAATTTAAAATCTCCAAGAGAGAATCCCTATAGATTATTCATTGGAAGAGTGTCTGCCACTTTGACTCCTATCTAATTACCTTCAAACACTGAATGTGCTGTTTTCTATACTGCAAACATTCCTAATATGGCTCCAGCCACAACATTTTGCTTATAGAATTTCTGGTTAGTGCCAAAGAACAGAAGATTCTCTGATTTCTAAGCAAGGTCTGCAAGCTATCCAATTTCCATTTTTTCTAGTACTTCAAAAGGAATGTTTGTATTTCTTGCTGCCTCTACCAAATATCCCATCTTCTTCTATGCATCGAATCCTCCAGGATTTAATACCTGGTTTGCCTGAGTTTCGTGTGTCATAAGACCATAGGACATATTAAATAAAGTGTTGTTTCTTCCTGCAACTCCTTCAGATTCTTCTTTGTAAGAATATGCCAATTTCTAATATTCCTAAGCAATAACACTATGTATTTTGCTTCCTTTTGGCACTTCCAAGGTTTCCATATACCTGTCTATGATATTAGAAATACCTTCCTTCTGCTGGTCAGTCAAATTAGAGTATCTGTTGAAGACATTCTCTTTTAATTTATTTGTATCAACAGCATTAACCTCAGTTTTAAACTCTTTCAGCATCACATAGAATTTATCTATATCAAAATCTGAACCTGTAAGTGTAGTAATATCATTAGGAAGAACAATCAAATCTCCTGAAATTTCTGGAGTAAATCCAACTATTTTCAATGGAGCCACAGAATATTTAGCCTCAGTAGGAATTCTATATCCCAACATCTTCAACATTTCTGGATTAGCCTGTTCTATGGCTTTAATATCCACTTCTCCCTTTTCATTCATGAATGGAGCAAATAGTTTTTTGCTATATACAGGAGCAAAGCACTCATAATAAGCAATACCAGCCTGGTTCTCTTGTATATATTCCTTGTAAGTCTGCTTTTTAGCAAGTCTGATAACAGCATCTTCATTTATTACTACATATTCAGTATTGTCTGCCCACATGGTTCCCTTATCAAGGATTATAACATCAGCATTAGTTCCTTTTCCATTTAAAGTATAGTCTCTCATGTCTTTAAACCGTACTACTTTTGCATCCTTCTTTATTTTATATGCACTAACTTTAGCATAATCTCCTGTATAATGACGATTTCTTTGGGTTACAACCTCGCCATTTCTCATGAAAGTTTCATCTGACTTATCTGTTCTGGCTTTAGCATAATCTTCAGCTTCTTCCTTAGATGATGTGAAATACAGTGCTCCTTTTAATGAATCATCATAATCTATAGCAGTATGTCCTACAGTCTCACTCAAGTTTTCTGCTTCTCTATCTTCTGTAAGAGCGTACCCTCTGTACATTACAACGTCTTTTCCATTACCATCTTTAAGAGCCTCTTTTTGATTTGCACTTTCCTTTTCATATTCAGCTTTTGTAAGGAGAGTACCTCCGTCTTTACTCTTAAACACAATGTTTAATTCAGTGCTAAATCCAAAGTTAGATGCCTGTACAAGAGGACCACCAGCTATTTTTTGTTTATTTATTCTATTTTTTATAATTGAATACAATAGCTGTTCTACTCTTTTACTTTGAATAGGATCTGACAAAGGAAAATTAAAATTACCATATTCATCGAGAGACACTGCATCCAAAAGCTCTATTCCATATCTAGGAGAATTAATTATCTCTTCTCTTAGTAAGTTTGCTATCCTTATATTTTGTTCCTGTTCACTTCCATCAAGTCTCAGTTCTGTTCTTAATATATTTACACTTTCAGATATATTCTCGGCTACAATATTCTCAAATTCTTTTTTATATTCTCTTGCACTGAGAGACCTTGTTTCTCCTGTTCTTGAATCATAAAAGTCATATTTAGCCTCACTGCCATCAATATTTGTATATGCTAAGTCAGAATTAAGCACATATCTTACCTATGAACCAAATAATTGTGCATGGTCTTTAAAGTGATCAGGAATTTCCTGCTGAATAGAATAATCTTCAAATGGAATCTCGAACACATAATCTGAATTATATCCTTTATTTGCATCTCCTATTATGGCCATCATATGTTGATAGGCAGCTTCTTCACTATCAAACTTAGACAGATCTATAGTTTTCATTTTTCCTACCTTCACAGCAGATTCAAACTGAATGGTATCTATACCTTTCTTTTTATTTATTTTTGCTGTATCTTCCATCACCCTAAATAAGGCTCTTAGAAGATTAGGTCTTGATGTGGAATGTCCTTGAAGCATAGCATCTGCCATCATTATCAGATATTCAGAGTTCTTGTTTTGCACTCCAATTTTAAGATTTGTTATTGGTGCATCTACTTGAGAACTTTTAAATACTTGAGAATATACGAATGGCTTAAGAGGTTGAAACGCTTTCTGTATATCAGAAGCATTCCATTCTCCCTACATTATCTTTTCATATGTCCTTTCTGCCTATTCAGACCATTTACCAAACATGAGGGCTTTCTTTCTATATGCAGTTGGAGAAGAGAAACCCTAGGCATCAGCCACATTGATATTCCAAAATAATCCTCCATTATCTTTTATAGAGCCATCTTCATTGTAAGTTCTAGGTCTTACTAGGCTGTTTTTAAGCTATTCATATCCAGCTCTTTCCTAATCACTTTTAGATTCTGCAATCTTCTTGTCAAAGACTTCCGCAATGTTATCACAAATGTTCGATACAAAGTCTTCTATGTCTTTAAGATAAAATGTTCTCTAGATTCCATCAGATACTCTTTCTCCTTTAAAGTCAGTAGCCAATACATTAGGTCTGAGTCCAGGAGCATGAATTTCAGCAAGTCTCTTCTGCAAATCCACAGCATTTTTATACATTGCAGGATCAGTAATTGTAAGTTCAAGGATATTAGCAGAAGCATAAACATCATTCCAAAGGAATTCCCTCAAGTTTCCCTCTAAGTTACTACTATCTAAGCCCTTTATATTATTCATATTCTCTAAAAGACCTGAACTCTTCCAATTTTCGATAGTCTCCGTAACTCTGGCATCTATATTATCTATAATAGATTGCCGCAACAATGTCACAAGTTCCGATGTATCCCAAATATCTAGGACTTCACCATCTTCTGCAAGACTTATTTGCTTATCAAGCAACTTTCCAAGCTCTGTGCCATTTTCTCTTTCTGTCTGCAAGAAATCAAGCATTACAAACTTCCTACCATTTTTTTCATAGTTACTTATGGCTGCAACCTGTTTTCCTTCCAGTGCTCTTAAATTAAATGTAGCTATTCTTGCTATCTCTTGTCTGGCTATTTTCATAAATCCATCTACAATAGCAGCTTTGGCAGTAGACTCTGTTCCTGCGGAGAAATCTCCCTAAAAGCGTTTAAATTTAATAAATTCAAAAGATGGTTTATTACTTAGCATTGGAATCTTATAGAAAGCCTCATCAACAGCACTTTTCAAACTCCTGTCAGTAAAATATTGAGCAAGGGCAGCCAAGACATACTATTCTGGAAGCATATCTTTCATATAGTTTTTTCCATCAAAACTAAGTTGTACAATATGATCAAATTTCTATTTCCTTTGTTCTGGAGTCATATTTGCCAACCATTCCAAAATTTCTATGTTCCACTCTTCAGTGTCCTAATTTTTGAACCATTCTGATTGACCATATTCTTCCTCAATAAATTTATTGAATTCCTCTTCAGTACTGTTTGCAATTTTTTGTACTAATTTAGTCATATAAGATGGAGTCACATACTCCTAATATGTCTTTCCATTATCATAAGTGACATTATCTCTTGTTAAACCAAGAGAATCTTGGAATGGCTTAATGAAACTTATGACATTTCCAGCAATTCCCTTTTTATAGTCCGTAATATCATATGTGGAATTATTCTTATTTGCATTTAAATTCTTTAATATATATTGTAGAGATGACCTTATAGAAGTAATATCCTAAGAACTGAGAGTCTTTTCTTCAATAGCAGACTAAGGAATCTCATACCCAAGATATTTACTTATTTCCCTGATGGTATTAAATACTTCAACCTGATTAAAGTCTGATATTTGCTTGTTGTCTTTGTCTGTTACCTGAGTTCTTAACTGGTCACTAAGTTTATTTAACTGATCTAAGGAAGTCAAATTAATTTTTCCGTTGCTCAGTATAGGATGAGTTCCAAGTAGTTGCAATGCTTGCAACTGTCCTTTTACTTCTTTATTAAGAGGATTAGTATTTGCAGGTATAGACTTGAGAACACCCTTTTCCTTAATTACAATAGTATAATTCTAATGATGCTTACATATTGTAGTAAAGAACTGACTCTAAAATACCGCATTTGGATTTTCTTTGCCATTTACTATTGTCAATTTTTCTACTAAGGGCTTTAACCAAGGATTATTCTCTACTTGTGCCTGCAATTTCTACAACATATCCTTATAAGAAATCATTCCCTATGTCCAATTGACTATTTTATTTATTGCTTCTGTGGCATCTTTTCTCTTTCTTATTCCATATTCATCTGTTCTATATATAGGATTTCCCTCAGTATCAAAATCAGTAATATCAAAGAGCTTGTGCATTTCCCTTTTTACTTCCTAAGAAGCACTTAAAATATCCTGTGTCCTGCTCTCTGTCTGCCAATGCTCTTGCATATTTCCCTCAGTTTCTCTTAAAGCATCATCATCCTAAGAATTCTCATCTCTCTGAGAACCCTCAGTAGCTTTGGACATTTCTGATGTGCTCAAGAAAGTGAATCCCTCGAGTTCAAATATTTCATCTGCAGCTAAAGTCATAAGTCCGCCAAAGTTTTCTGAGAATACTTCTGCTTTAGTTACAGTATCGTCCTCCAGGTTCTCATTTACTTCAAAATCCAACTATTCATTTTCTACAAAAAGTTCTGCATTAGCTAATTTAATGAGATTGTCAGCTCCAATATAATTCACTGTCTGCAATCTGGACATTCCTTTTAGTTTCTCAATTTCTTTTCCTTTTTTATCTTCTGCAATTTCTTTACCAAAATTATCAAAAATAGCTTCAGGATGCTCTTGATAATAAGTTATCATATCACTTATCTTTGTAGCTACAGACTATGCTACCTCTCTTATTTCCTAAGAAGGTATATGTATTCTACCATTGTTTTTTATAGCTTGAATTTGCTTTATGCCTCTTTCTACAGAAGACTCTTTCTTTTCTCTTTTTGTTTGTTTATTAGTTTCAGTATTTTCTTGTGTTGAAGGAGTAATAACTTCAGATTGTTTGGCTTCCATTGATTCTGGAGTCAATCCATATTGCAGGGCATTATTCTTTTGCTCTACATCCATTCTATAAATTTCTTCTTTCAAAGAAGATAATTTTTCTTGTAGATATTTATATGCTTCCGAATTTTTTACCAGCCCCTTTCCTAAATCACTAATTGGAAGAGCTATTTTCAATCCTGCTCTAGCCATTTCCAGAGCTCTGTTAATAGCATTATCTACGGACAATTTAATATCATTAACATTCTAAGATGATGTATCTATGAAAAGCTGATTTGCTAAAGAACTTTGTTCACTGCCCTCCAATATATAAACTGTTTTTGGATTCTCCTATATAGTTCTCGTTGTTGGATTTTCAATAAATTCTACTCCAACATTCTTAAATTCCTAAGGAATTAAAGAAGGGTCTGTACGTTTGAGTACTTCCAATGCCTCTGCAGGAGTCAAAGGATTTTGTCTATCTCCAGACATGAAGTTGTATTCTTCCTTTTCAGCCAGTGCTTCCGGAGCATTAGGGAACTAATCAGTAACCCAAACTCCACCACCTTCAAAATAAGGCTGTAATAATGCAGAGGCTGCCTCTCTTAATTCTTGTTCCTACAATTCAAGAGATGCCATAGCATGAGTACTTCCCCAAATAGAGCCATTAATTCTCTCATATTCAGAAACAGCATCTGTTAAATCCATTTCCTCGTTACAAACCTTATTATATAGCTCAGGACTAACATCACTCAATCTCAATGCAAGCTCATATTCATAGGCTTCTGCTTCTTTTTGTGCTTCCTACCACTCTTCTTTTTGTGATTCTGAATAGGAATTCTACATTTCCCTTATTCCTTCTTCTATAACCTCTTGGTTTATGGTTACTATACCATTATTAATAGAAACTGCGTCCTAAGAGAAACCTAAATTCTATATCACATCCAACAGAACATCCTAAGCAAGCTTGTAATCAGCTACTACTTCAGCATTCTCTTCTCTTTTTAGCTTCTTAAGCCAATAATTGCCATGATAAGAATGTAAAATATATTCACCTCCTTCTGACTAGATACTATTAACACGATTGAATTTAAATCTGGTATTCATTAAGAAATCAATCACTTCTGTGCTGTTATTGAACAGTCTTGGAGTCACACTGTCAACACTTATAATCTTATTTCCTCTATAAGCATTGTATGAATCCCGCTGTTCTTGTATCTTTGCCTGCTAGGTCTTAATATCTATTACATTATTAATCTGCTTTAATACTCCTTCAAAGACACTGCCTTGTATGTCAATACCAAAATATTTGTTGAAAAATTTAGCAAAGGCATTAACAATCTTATCCCATACAGACTATTTATTGTCGGGATCTTTAATTTGTGCCAATTCTTTTTGGAATTCTATATTACTGGCAGCTTCAGATAAGAACTCATGTAGGTTACTCATTCCATAGAATGACGCTGCTCTCTATCCTAATGCAGTCTTGGATAAATCATATAATCTAGAAACTTCATTATAGAAATCAGACTCTTCTTTGGACAGGGTGTCGGGAGCTTCCTCTCCACGATCTATTATATCAATACTAAAGGTGTGCAGGCATTCATGCAGCAACATATTTGTAAGTTCCCTGACTGTGCTTCCCTGAACCATTAAAGGATTAATTCTAATCACTCCATTATTAGCATCTGCAAGAGGAACAAATGAAGTTTTGGTTCCATCAGCTCTCATATGTTCTATTCTCTATAATGCCACAGCTTTTATTACAGGAAATGCCCCTCTCTTCTAGTATGAATCTAATATAGCTTCAAACAGGGTTGTTCTAGGCCCTGTCTATGTGCTCAAGTAATCAGAAAGCTGTTTCCATAGCCTGTTATTAAGTTGGAATGGAAAAGCTCTTTGCGGAAATCCAGAGGCCACTACCCAACCTTTTACTTTGGCATCATAATACATTCTACAAGCATTCTTGCCTAATAGATTTCTTCCTTTCTATAAATAGTCATATGCAGAAGAGAAGTCTTTAAATAATTTTGGTCTGGAGAAATGCTTTCTGAACATATCTAATTGACCTGGAGACATAGGATTATTTTCTGGAATAGAAGGAAGGTCGTCAAGACTTTCTTCTAAATCACTTATAGATCTCTTTATCATTTCCTCTGCATTAGGAAGAACTTCTTCAGGAGTTTTCTCCATAGCTTCCTTGTCTTCCTATTCTACCATATCTTCATCTGCAAGGTCTTCACTTTGAGATTCCTCTCCTCTTAATGCAGTATAATAGTCATTAATGTCCATTGCCTAGGCCTGCAAAGTAGAATATGTTAAACTCTCTGCTTGTTCTAAGGCATTTTTATCTACTTCTCTGTTAGTAATTCCCTTCAAGAAATCTATGATGCTATGCCATATTTCCTGTAACATCGACTTAAATTCCTTATTATTCATAGGAGGAACATTTTCCAATAACTCCCTAAGAGAATCATTTGTAAAGACCTCAGCCAAGAATTCTATAGCATCAGTAAATCCATATACAGGTGCTGGTGATGATGGTGATGTAGGAAACAATACAGATGAATCTAATCCACTTTCTTCTATGTAGTCTCTTACATGATCCATGAATCTGTTAATATAATCAGCAAATTCTTTTCCTTCTTCAGTAGCAGAAGAAAGCTGATATAAGGTTCCTGCATGAATCATTTCATGCATAATTGTATTACAATCTGCTTGATTAGAAATCCAGATTTCATTCTTATAAGCATAGTACTAGGCAGGAACTAAATTTCCATTATCTGATTTTATTTCATTTCCACCAATACGAATTTTTACATCTGGATTGGCTTTTTCTATTAAATCAAATAAAATTTTAAATTCACTATGCTCAGCAGTTACTTTATCTCTTACTTCCTAGAAAGTACCATCTCTTTGAGTAGTTTCATTTTTATATACTGCAAATAGTGGATTATTAACTAAATCTTTCTATGCCTAATTTAATTTTCTCTCTAACTTTGAATTATATTCGGAGTCATAGTTTATGTCATTGCTCCTTTCAGAAAATTCTCCTGTATTAGTAGTTGCAGACTTTATCTGGTTTGGATCTTTAGCTGCATACCATACTTGTCCATTACCAAAGTCATGAATCATGCCATCATTTCCTGATTTCATTACTCCTTCAGCAGGATTCTTGACATTCAGGAATACTGGCATATTTATTTGACGGCTGCTTCCTTGGTAATTGGAGAAATAGAATCCTCTTCCAAACAACGCACTTCCTGTTAAACTTCCTATAAAGGACCTTAACTTTGAGAATTTCGTAAATTTATTATTTGTGTTGTGGTATACTACCAAAGGCTCTCCGTTCTCATCAACTATTTTAGAGACAGAATTATTTTGTGTTATTTCAGCAATAGCTTCTTTTAGAAGATTTCTTTTTTCAGCGATTTCCCCATTTATAACTTCCTTAATAGGTACATTGCTATACTCATCTATATCTTCTAAATTCCTTCCTCTTGTAATGTCAGCAATGTGTAAAGCTATTAATACTTCAATAGCATCATTCACATTAAGATTTCTTTTGACAGCATCATTTACAATTCTCCTGGCATCTTCTGCTGTAAAAGATTTATCCTCTTCAAGGGTCATCATGTGATTAGCGATTGCAAATTTTGCAAGTCCACTAATCTTACCTTTAAATATCTTGTCAAGTATTTGTTCACTTTGAAAACCATGCTTATGACCCCCATGGAAAGGTTTGGCTATATCATGCAGTGCTGCAGCAACAATCAAACTTTGCTTGAGGTCTTCTGTAATGTCAGCTACTTGTGCAGACTTAACAACATTCTGAAGATGCTCTAATGTATTATTTTCTCCTATATGATGTTCTTTTCTTTCTCTTAAGGTTTTTCTACCTCTAGCAAATAAAGACTCGTCAGCATTTTTAAAATAGTTATCAGTAAGTTCCTCTAATTTTTCAAAGTTAATGCTACCACCTTCATTTAAAATTTCGAGTGTGTTCAGTTTGCTTTCTGCCAAAGATTCCCAATCACCAAACCAGTTCTTGAATGCCTTTGTCCTTACCTGCAGCCATTGACGCTCTGTGAGATTTGTAGGCTTGCCATTAGGTGCTTTCATGAAAGTACCGTCAGCTATTGCCTGTTGTTTTATGGACTGCATTTCATTGTCATATCGAACTTGCATATCTCTAAAACGAGCCTCATTGGCATCAAGAATTTTTTCTATGGCAGACTCAGCATCTCTAAGTAAAGTATTATTTGAGTTTATGTGCAACAAGTTCTTGAACCATTCTATCATTCTTTGAAATATATTGCCTTTTCTTGTTGATGGGAGTGCTCTCAATACTTCTCTAAATGCCTTTCTTCCCAAAAATTCAGCAACAAATTCATTAGCATCCTTTCCTGCATAACCCAAATCAATGCCATACTATACACCTAAACTTCTATAATCCTTGAATATCTACAACAAATCTCTTTTAGCTTCAAAATCAAGACCCTCCAATATATCTATAGTGAGTTCATGACCTATTTCGTGTATTACAGTACTTTCAAAATTATTGATTGCGATGCTTCTATTTTTCCCCTACAGGGCAGTGCCATTTATTTCTATTTCTCCACTTCTTCTTCTATATCCTCTGGCACCCTCTCGTTTACCAGTATAAGTAATTTCTTTCTCTGCAATTTCTTTAATGTCTGAAATTCTATTAAGCAGAGATTTAGCCATCACTCTTATAGCCTTATCAGAGGATTTTTTGGATATATAAGTAAGAATATCTTTGATGTTTGCTTTGTTGTCAGGAAAATATTTTGACACATTAATATCAAAATACTTTTCTCCAAGCTTACTGTTCATGTAATCTTGGATTCTTTGAGCTACTTCCTGCTGTACATCCAAAGGCAGATTCCATTGATTTGCTCTTATTTTAGCCAAATCTCCATGTAACTATTTTGTCAAAAGTCCAAATCTTTTAGACTTGGCTGAGCCTCTTTGTTTTTCTGGAACATACCAAGCGAAATCCCAAATATCTTTCTATCTTTGCCAGCGTACTTTCTTACTCATAGCGTTTTCTGCATTTGATATAAGATATTCGGAATCTCCTATTTTCTATTTCCTAAATCCATAAATATTAGGAGATTCTCCAATAAAGAAATCCAATAATTTGCCTTTTACTCCATCATTTAAATATAGTTCTTGTTTGGATAATTGCATTCTTCCTATCTCATTTCCATTCTCATCTTTAATAATTTGGAAATCTTTTACTGTAGGATGACTTTCCAAAGTAAACTTTCTATCCATTGAGATGTATGTTTCGGTGGAATTCTTTCTATTATCTGTATCTATAATAGTTCTTACGTGTTGAATATTAGGAAACAGGGAATGTAACTTTTCTTCCAGTTGTGCTTTAGTAGTTCCATTTTCAGTACTGAAGTCAATATCATGTAATGGATTACTAGATGGACGATACACAGTTCCCTAAAGTCTTACTGCAGTACTCCCAGTTAAAGCTATTCCAGCATCTGATAATTTTTTTATTATTTCTGCCTCATATGGATTCTCTTTAAATGCCTGCTCTACATCTAAGAGTTCGGCTAGCTATGTTGAGTTGCCTTTAATTCTTGTTCCTCTTATTAAAGAATAATCCTCTCTTCCAAGAGATTCTACTATATTTCTAACCAGTTGCTTTCTTTCATTTACTCTATTGCCATAAAACAATTTGCTGAAGAAGTCAGAAATAACATTCCAAATTCTTCTAGCTAAAGATGTTTTTCCAATTTCTCCTGTATATGCATTTCTCCATTCTGTTGCTATTTGTTTTCCTATAGAACGAAAGGCTTGATCTTTTCCAGGGAATCTATTCATGATGTCTGCAAGAGAAACCTTTTTCCTACCTACTAATTTGGCTACTCCAATAGGCAAAGTAAATATTTTATCTTGAGGATTTTGAATCATTTTTTCAAGAGCACTTTCTGGAATAATGAAATCCAATCCTTTCATCTGCTCATGAATAAGCCACTTTCTCATTGCTGGATTAAATTGCATCATAAAAGCAATAGCATATCCAACCCCATCAGTAATTTCTGAGGCATTTCTTGTAGTTATGGCTCTATGTAAAGCATCAAAAAGAGGAACATTGCCATTATAACTGGCTGCTTCCTAATGAGTCATTCCAAAAGACTCGAGAAAACTATTGATACTTTCATCTAAAGTAGTTAGTCTATTAGGGAGAGGCTATTTAAAAGAGGAATCTGTCAATAGCTTGTCTGCCAAGTGTTCTTTTGATGAAAGTTGAATTTTTTCAGCATCATTTTGAGTTGCGTTTATTTTTTCTCTTGTCTGTTCATGATACTGAATATTATCATATTTATTTATTCTGCTCTCCTCAGTAGTTCTTCTATTTGTTTCTTTTGCACTTTCATTGTATATTATTACATCGGCACTTTCCAAGAAAGAACTATTCGCAGTTATGACAGTTTTACCTTGCTTAACTAGTTTCTATATTTCCTCCCTGTATTTTTTCCCAAACTCTTTCTTCTACTATGCAGACAAAGTATTAAAGAAAAATCCAGCAGTATCTCTTGATACTCCCAAAACTTTTCCTAAAATAACATCAGAATCTATCACATTTACATTATCTGCAATTGTGGTTTTTCCTGTTCCAGCTTCTGCATAAATTAATTTTCCTTTGTACTCTTGTTTTAAAGGAGTGGCATTAAAGGTTTTTAAGTTTCCATCAGAATCTTTCATAACAGGAGTACTGACAGAGCATTCATATCTTCCATCAGGCAATTCTTTTTTATTTATTGATTCTGGATTAAAGAATCTCCCTGCGTCTGCTATATAATCATTTGGATTATCTACTATTACCGGATCACTATATTTATTCCACCAAAGTTGCATTTGTGCATCAGAGGTTATTACATTATCCTCACTATGAAGGTGGTCTCTAATCCAATCATCACTAGCAAATTCATCAGTATTATTCTAATTTTGATACTAGTGCTGTAAATTTCTTAAATGTCCAGAACTAATATTCAGTCTTTTTGCCTATTCTTTGAATTCTGTGTTATGTATATTTACGCAACTCATATTGTTATTTATTTATTAGAAACATTCATTTAACTAATTAAAGAAATCCTCCACATCATCAAATTCCAAACTTATTCCTTTTTCTGCAAGGAATGCCTTCTTATCTGCAAATGTCTTGCCTAATGAAGATATACTGCCATCTTTTGGAATCCAGCCTTTCTCTTTAGCCATCTCTACTAACTTATCCTTATAAGCAGAACTCTTCATTATTCCTGCAAAGGTAGTTATTTTTTTCGATTTATCCAAATCAGATAGTTTGATTTTTCCTGTTTCATTTGGATTGGAACTCTTCTTTTCTTTCACCTCTTCTTTCTAGGCTTTCTCTGCTTGTTCCTTTTCTTTCTCTGCAGACGTTGTTTCTGTTGCATTGGTACTTGAAGGAGATACTCCAAACATATTCATAAGAGATATTTCTTCTGAAGTTGCCTGATTTAAATCTATATCTTCAGTTTCAATGGCTTCAACTTCCTATATGCCAGATTGCTATTCAGCAGCTTCTTTTTGTTTTTTCTATTTTTCTAATTCCTGTTCCGCATTCTGTCTTCTTTCTTGCTCCATTCTTTCTTTTACTCTCTCATTGATTAGCTGATTAGTAATCTCTTGACTTGCCATATATACCTTACCATCTCTTGCTTCTGCCCAAACTATAGGATTAGTAGCATCATTTTTTATAATGTAATACTTATATTGTGCATCAGTAAAATCAGGAGTCAGCTGATTCTCTCTTATATACATACTGCACTGGATATGTCCTTTAGTCTCAGCATCTGTAACAGGTTTATAAGACTCGTCATACAACACTCCATCTATTTCTCTATATACCTTTCCTTCAATTATTGTTGACTTAGTATACTTTTGTTGGGTCCTTCCAAAATCTCCAGAAGTATCATTAGATTTTCCCTATGACCAAGTAGTATTTTCTACAGCTATTATGTTGCCTTGAGCATCACATTGATACACTGAGTATAAAATTCCAGAGGTCGCTAATTTAGCCGCATCTGTCTACATTGCTCCTGCCTCACTGTACATCCTTATTAATGATGGTGACTAAAAGATTGCCTCGGTAATATTAATTCTTGGGTTAAGTTCAGTGAGCTATTTCATTATTTGACTTCTGTCATATCCTCTATTTAACCATATTGGATCTGATTTTACACCATTTTTTATTATGGTAATGCATGGAGCATCAGGAGTTCCTATAAGAATGTTCTCACTTTCTCCAAAATAGAATCTTTGTACAAGTTCTGTAATAGCCGCTTTTCTTGTTTCATAATCAGGATTTATTAATTTATGAAACAACTAGTCCAACTCCTGTTTTAGTTTACTGCCTTCTTTTAAGGAAGAATACCTGCAAGGGTCAATTCTTATAGGTATATACATTCCATTAAGAGTAGGAATATATATAAATGCAGCACCTAAGTTACCATCAACATCTTTAGGGTCATATCTTCTTTCCTAAGGAACATTTGATTTAACTTCATCATTAAATTGAATTCCCCACTTTAAATTTCCTAGAGATATTCCATGAGGATTTCTCACTCCTCTTTTACCATCAGCAAGTTCTGCGACAGACCTTTTTGATGTTTCTGCATCAGATATTAGCTGATGAGTGATATATCCATTGGTAGCTGAAGCCACAGTGGTTTTGAAAGTTGGTGATACATAGGCAGATAATTCAGATGTTGGAGCTGTCTTACTAAAGAACTACTGTCTCTCATTCATTAGTATGGATTTAGTCTGATTATAGTTACTTCTCTAAGCAAGAGTACCCATACTGAATCCTAATGTTCCAACAACTAAATATCTCTTTCCTCCACATTCAACAGTTCCATGCTCTCCACCATGAATTCTCTTCACCTTATCTGTCAATTCCACTACATTAAGTATTGTGGAAGAGGCGAATGCATTTCCTGCAGGCAACATTGCAAACTATATTCTGACTCCTGTCTTTAATATATCAGCTAACTCGTTGTCTACAGTGTCTTGTATACTACCCTCTTTATCTTTATACAAAAGCTCATTAAATGCCATGTACTGAGAGAATAAATCTCTCTCATTTCTTCCTTTCTTTCTAACCTGTCTGGCTTTTAGCCCAGATAAGTCATGTCTATGATACTCCACATAGTAATTTCCAGCAAGCAGTCCAGGATTTCTACTATTATCTGTTTCCACAGATGTATTATCCTCATTAATTTCGTGAGAGTCATCTACCGAATCAACATTCTCCTCTTTCCCTTTATCTCTTTCTGACAATGTTGGAGTAACAGCCATGCCATTCTCATCTACAGTAATTTCAGATGTTACCATAGCATCCTTATTAACAGGCTTCTCACCTTCAATTTCAGATGTGTCTATTACTTCATTCTCTTCAGGAGTTTCAACATCACTGGTATCAATAACTTCTTCCTCAGTACTGGCAACATCATCAGAAGATATGCCTTCTTCACCTTCCTGACTTTCTACATCAGTAGATTCTATTGGTGTTTCTCCTTCAGCACTTTCTACATCATTGTTTTCTATAGGAGTCTCATCAACTGGAGCTATGTCATCAACATTTACTTCATTAACATCAGAAGTATAATCCACTGTCCATCCAGAAGTATCTACAGCTTCATTTTCTCCTGTTTCCACATCCTCAGAAGTCACTCCCTCAATATCATCCAATGGATCTATAGTCCCATTTTCCAAGTTAATAACCTCATTATCTATAGTTAATGTTGCCGCTTTTTGATTTCCATTGTCTTTTGGAGCAACAATTTCTCCTGCCCTGACTCTTAATTTTTGTTGCTAATCTTGAGAGCTTACATATTCAGTATCTTGAGTTTCTCCCTACTGATTTTGCCAAGGATTATCATACTTAATGCCCATTAATACAGGCTTTCCTTTTTCATCTCTTTTAAACTCAACTATAGTTCCATTTCCTTTATCTGTATGTACTCTGCCTCCATTATGAAATCCTGACCATCCCCAGTAAGAACCGTCGTTTTTTACTTTTTTGACATTATCCTCTTTTCTTTTTTGTATTTTTGTGGCATCCCTAGTTAACTTAAGTTTTTCAGCCACTTCTGCTAACATTTTAAAGTCATCTTTAGCCTCAGAATTTGATTGCTAATCAATTAAATCTTCAAGAAGAGACATTACTTCTGCTGATGATTCTGCATCTGCAAACTATCTTTGCATGGCTTCTATATATACATTACGCTTCTCCTCTGTCATATTTGGCAGCATATCAAGAGCAACTCCCAATATTCTTTCCGTATTGAAAGTTTCCCTCAAATCATTCAGTGGATGCTACTCAATAGGGATTCCTAATTCTTCTGCATCTTCTTTTACAAAGGTATTAAATTCAGAAACAGAAAGTTTATCTGTGCCTACAGAAGCTTTGGCATATTCTTTCATTCTATTGATATGCTCCTATGAAGTCAAGTCTCCGCCTGAAGGATCTTTACCTAAAGCCATGAAAGTATCCCTCACATCAGACCTTCTTATGTCTTTATATATCCTTGTTAAGTCAGCAAATTTTCTATCAGATATTCTCTCTACATACTCAGCATATTGCTCTGGATTATCATATATTTTTTCAAGAGCCTTCTGATTCATTTCTATTCTCTCGTTTATTTCTGCAGCATCATCAACTGTTTTCAACAGGTCTGGATTTTTCTGCTTTAATAATCTTCGAGCTTTGTCTATTTCTTGTCTCTGCTATTCACTATAATTTCGTTTTGCTGACTCATCTAACATTTTACTCCTTTGAAAAGGATTCAGATTTAAAATCTACTATGCAGACAGCACTTGTCCTAAATCACCTGACTCACCATCATTTTCAAGGAATTTCACCTCATCTTCAAAGTGTTTTACAGTTTCCTTTTTTGTTTCAATCTGCAAAGCCAAAGCCTGTATTGCTTTTCTTAGTGTCTTTTTTCTTTTTATTGATGAGGCACTATCAAAGTGATGATTAAGTCTTTTATCTTTATTCTCAAGTTCCTCTAATTCCTTTTTTTCTCTTTCTAGATTTTCCTGAGCTATTTTAACCATCCTGTCTTTACCCTCTTGAGTAGAATATTCTGCGGCTAGTTCTCTCTAGGTATTTACATTCTCATTTCCACTGATTTCAGTTTCCATCTATGCCAGCCTTTCTTTCCAATTAGCATCCATAACAAGATTATAGAGAATTTGAATCTTTTCTTTTTCTCCTTTATTTGCTAATTGTTTACTAGACTCTATTTTAGCTTTGACTTCATTAAATGTCTACTGCATTTTCTGAAGCCTTTCAGCATTTTTTAGAATTGTTTCTCTGGCTATCTACTATTGTTCTTCCTCTGTTTTTCCATCCTTTATTTCCTGATTCTCGTGTAAAAAGCTGGAAATCATTTCCTGAGATATATTACCAGTAGCTAATTCACTTATTTGTTGTATGGCTCTCTAAACAAGAGGATTATTTGCCATTACCTCATTTTGAGATGCTATATCTAGAAAGTTAATTAAAGAGAAGACTGCTGCCTCTTTTTTATCTTTTGATTCTAATGTTGAAATGTCCTTATCTGCAAGTCTGTTATAATTCATTATAAGTTCAGCTATGCCATCCAAATCATCTTTGTGCTTAACCATCACTTTATTGATGTCTTCCAGCAAATCATCAGCCGCCCTTACTTCAGAAACAGCATTTTGGTAAGAAGCGATAACTGGAAGAGTTAACCAAGTATTAACTTTTTCATACCATTTGGCTTTCTTTCCAGTATCAACATATTCTTTTTTTTCTGCATCCCACTTGCTCAGTCCATAATATTCTTTTGTTTTGTTTCTTGCATCTTTACTATTGACCATAGGACCAAAAGCACCTCCTCCTGCTCCCAACATAAAGGCAATAAGGGATTGTTTTGCAAACCATTTCTAATTACTTTCAGACACTGCACCCTAAACTCCAGAAAGAAAATCACTGGATATTTGATGATGACCCAATACTGTGCCTTCCGGGTCATATTTTCTAGCCAAGTAGTTATTATAATCTCCAAGACCAAATCCAACAGTTAATCCTGTTGTGACCTCATCTAAGTAGTTAGATTGTCCTGAACTCCATACAGGAACAATTATTCCTTTTGCTTTATGCCATCTGGCAGCTGACTTTGAAAGAGTGGCAGCTCCAGTTTCAGTATTATATTCAGCTCCTTTTGCTGCAAGCTTTTCTGCGGTATTTCTTGATAAATACTGCTATGATGAAGGACTTAACATGTATTTTCTGAGTGTTGCAGTAGCTCCAGCATATCTAAGTAATTCTATTATGTTGTCAGATAGAAAAGTAGCATTGGCACTTTCTTTCAGATGTTCAAAATCTTCACTGTATTTTCCATAATCATCTATATTCCCATCTTCGTCAAATGTAATTCCAGCTTCTTTGAGGAACTCTTGCTTCAAGGCAGTATTATAATCATTTTTTATTGCCTGTACAGCCTGATTTTTATCATATCCTTTTTCTAAGTAAGGTTTCAACTGTGCATCAGAAGCAATCATGAAATTATTATTTCCCTTGCCCTCTTTTGCATCTTTAGATTGGGAAGGTAAACTAGAATGTTCTTCAGCCCATTTTGTGGCATCAGCATCTATCAGTTTTTCCAAATCTGCCTTTCCTCTGTCCATCACCTCATGGTATGCACCATAAGAATATGAGAATGCTATAGGCATAGCATTGTTAGTTACTTCCAAAGTAGCAGTAAGACCCTTTGGAAGCCTCATTGCTTTACCTACACCTCCTGTAGCTTGTGCCAATAAATACTACGCAATGACGAACTTGGTCATTTCCATCATTTCTCCAAAGTTCTTCATTGTTAGTACACCCTATTCATCTTTAGCAGAGTAAATTGGATTATAAGGTGATAGTCCACCATGTTTATCTGAAAGTTTTATTTCATCTGTATCATAAGTATTATATTGTTCTACCTTTTGCCAATATTGTGGATCTGCCAAAAAGCTATTTTCGGTCCCATCTCCAGAAGCATCTCTTCCATTCATCCATTCATAAAGACCTTTTTTCCCATATTTCGCCTCTACAGCATAACTTTCCAAGTTCATTATGAAATTCATCAACTGTGCTTCAACACCAGTCTTTAATATTCTACTGAGATGCTGTTTTGCATTATGCATTGTTGGTACTCCATTATCAAATTCTACTTTCCCGGCAATGTAATTCTTCATTATGGTTTCAGCTGCAGGCTATGCAGATATTTCTCCATAATTCTACACAACAGCTAGATACTAAGAAAGCATAGTCAGTTTGTCTTCCATTGGTATGTTATCCAAATCAGCCTCATCTTTAAATCTCTTATAATGGTTTGTACCATTAAAGTTTTCTTCTTTAGTTGGAGTGCCCTCAAATTTAGAGAAGTCAAATATAGGATTTCCATTTTCATCTCTAGGAAGTTGAGATATACTATCTGGTTTCTCTGTAATATCATCCAAATCTTTTTCTTTCCCTTTGTTTTTATCATCTCCCTTGAAAACCTTATCCCACAAATCCATTAAATAGACATCATAATCCTTCTTAGTGCCATCAGGCAATTCCATTTGCAAGTTCTGACTCATGGCTGTTTGCCACATGCCTTTCATATTCTAAGCATCTGTGTCAGAATTGTCTATCTTATAGTCAGCATCTGCAGTTATAATATCTTGAATTTTCTTGCTTTTCTCTGCAATTTGTTTGTTAAATTCTTTTGCTTTTGCATCTTCTAATCTTGTGATTGTTTTTTCTTTGCCTGTTTTTGGGTCATAAATAGTTGTGGTGCCCAAAAGACTGGTGTTCTCTGGAGTGACTGCCTGTCCAGCAAATCCTGCAGTAAATCCACCTTCCTACTACTATTTTTTAACAACATCTACAAGTCTTTTTTGAGAATCATACGCTTTTTGTACATTCTAATCAGCAGTTTGTTTTAGTTCTTCTTTATTAAGAACACCTTCTTCTAACATCTTTCTTTTTCCTTCTGGAGACAACAATAGTTGCAAATTAGGAAAATCATCATCTTTGTTGTAATAATTCTCAAACACTTTCACAGCTAGCATATCATTGAAAGTCTCACCAAGATGAGGAAGAATCTCAGGAGAATTTGTAACAAGAGCATTAAATGCATCTTTGCCAAATGTATTAACAAACTGTCTGTTTCTATGCCATACTACTTGCTGTTCAAATGGTACTGCATCAGGATTTTTACCTTCAGAACGCCACATTTCTTTCCATTTTTCCTATTCATCTTCCGATAAATCAGTAAATGGTTTATAAGCAAAATTATTATAAAAGTTAAGGTTTTCTTTGGCTGAAGAGAGTCCCTTCAGCCCTTGTAAAGCATACAATCCAGTGTTATTATTATATAATGCACGAGATGCAGTATGTGAAATACCCTATAACATATCTTTAAGTGTTCCCATAATCAATCGCTTTTATCTTTTAATAGCCTCCCTAATCTATTTCCTCTGTTTGACCACTCACCAATCCATAAGAGGAATTATTTGTATTTCCTACTGCTTGAGAATTAGCTAATGAATAGTATGAATCTTCTTCAGCATTATAATAAACAGTATCACCAGCCCTCAATGCTTTAAGTATTGGATTTGGTATGTCCTTAATCTTTTTATCGGCAGTCTAAACTTTAGTGGCGTTCTAAGGAAGTGCTTTATATTCACTTAAATCTCCCTATACATATTCTTTAAAATCAATGGGTTCAGTGCCATAATTTCTCTGCGTATATATCTGTCCATTACTCTAATAGAACGTGGCTCCTGGTATTGACTATGATTTTTCTTTTTCTTTGCCTTTTCCTGAAGTCACCATAGTAATCTTTGGTATTCCCTTATCATTCATTATTAGATTCCCATTTTTATCTTGTGCTAATGTTGCCTGACCACTACTAATTAGAGCAGAAATGATAGCAAATTCCTTATCAACAGGTCTATTCTTTTGTTCCTGGGTCTATTTCCATATTTCCAGCTGTCTAGCTGCTGCCGCATTTCTATCGCTTGATTCAATCTATGCCATAGATGTTTTATATGAAATATTTTGTCCTCTCTTTGTTATTTCTCCAGAATAAATCGTAGAAGCATCAACTTTAGACCTGTCTGCAAGTATCTGATGTTGCCAAGAACCCATTCCCTAAGCGAATGACTGCTGTACTCTATCAAGAATATAATTCTTATCATTCTAGTTTTCCCATCCAGTTAGTCTATTGGACATACTTCCAAGATATTCATTGAGTTTATCTACTGTAGGTTTTATTTTAGCTATTTCAGCTTCTGCTCTTTGTTTTGCCTAGTTATATTTTTTGGAATCTTTTTTAGGATCAATGCCTGCCACAGCATTATCTACAATCTGCTTTTCATACTATCCATTGCCCAAAGCTTGAATTACTTCTGGAGTAAGTCCTTGTCTAGTCATTATGTCTATATACAATCCTCCAACAGGAGAAGACTTTATTTCATTAAATGCTTTTCCTAAGGCAGTAGCATAATCTGCTGCCCTCTTTTCTTCTTTACTTACATCAATAGTAGTATTATCTGGAGTAGCCCCATGCAGAAACTCTCCTATTCTTACATTGTCATGCTTGAATAATATATCAGGATTCTGCTATTGAATAGCCTGTCTGGTTTTTATGAATTCATCTCTTTTAGTTTTAGCTTCTAGAAGAGGCTTTATATTTGTATTATAACTTAGTCTCGCATTCATTAATTTCTTTCTTGAATTTTTCAAGCCATGTGTCATTAATGAATCCAATCCCTCATTATATTTCTAATTAAAGTCACTCCACATTTTATATGCATCAGCGTCCTAATTGGCATCAAGCAGCTCTCCCCACTAAGAGGCATCTTCTCCCAAGGTGGCATATAAATCCTCCTGTCTTCTGAACTCTTCCCCATACATCTGAAGAGGTTTAACCATCTCATCAAATGTTATAGGAGTAAAATAACTCTGTATTACTGCCATATTCTATTAAATTAAAATGTTAAACCCTTCTTTTTTCTTGTACGGAGTTTTCCTCCCTTAGCTGCACCATGTTTCTATTTGTATGCATAGAGGTTTCTCATATTATCCCATCCATTTTTAGTAAAGTCCTGTAATGGTGTATCAGGCAGTACTCCAAACACATCATTTACCATTGCCCACATAGCATTATTCTTATTCCAATTCTCAGTACCAAGGTTTCCCAAAGCCTTACCAAAGTATCCTCTGTTCTCGTCTCCCTGGTCATCAACCCTGATTCTTTCATTATCCCTAAGCTGTGAAGTCTTAAGTAACTGCTGTGCTATGGCTGTTCCTCTCTGCTGATTAGCCATCTATGCCTGCAGGTCTCTCTTATAGAAGTCCTCAAGTATCTTATTATTGAACTCTCCAGTCTTAAAGTCTAATTCAGTCTGTGCAGCCCTTGCCTGTTTCCTTGCATTGGCCATAGCCTGCTATGCCTGAGCATCAGCAGCAAGAATATTTGTCATTTGATTTGCACTGTTTGTATTGCCAAGACTTAATGCCGCATTTCTTGCAGCACTGTTTTGAGCGGCTATCTATAACATATCAAAGTTAGGGTCCAGTATTTCCCTTTCCTTGAATCCTCCAGCAGGACTTGTTCCAATTGTAGGTATGGCATATGCAGCCTGTTCAGCCCTTTCTATATTTCCATAGAATGGGTCAGTAAATAAATCTTTCAGTACTTGGGCACCGTTTGTTATAATAGGAGCATATCTCATCCATGTAGGAGCATATTTTATACCCTCAGGCTCATTATTTTTCTGAGGTTTCTCCTGATAATTATTCAATCCAGCAAATGGAGTATATGTATTTATGGCATCTAATGGAGCTATGACTTTTTTAGTAGTATCAAGTGCAGTATCAACATTTTTGGGAATTATTAAATCCTTCTTTTTTGGTGCCACAATCTCGACTTCATTCAATGTTCTCTTGTCATTATTCCATAAATAAGGAATTTCCTCATTTGCAAATACCTTTCTTAAGTCAATGTCCTCGGGCTTCTCATCAATATTCAAGTATGCGGGGAATTGACTTCTTATATAACTACGTCCTTCCTGATTATATGTATTATAATTATTCAGAATATTTCTTGCACTATCCCAAGTCAGATTTCCTTCTTTGACTAAGTTTATTAAATCTGGCGGTATTTCTGGAGGAGTAAACTTATTATATGCAGAACCACCAGAAAGGAACATATTAGGAAGTTTTCCTCCAAATGCCGCAACAACAGCCTGTTGCTGTTGTGATTCCTACTCAGTCATTTTAATTTCTTCCTAAGCAGCCATTAAATCTGACATTGCAGACATTAATCCATTTTTACTTATTACACTGTTAGGTCTTTCTTCAGATTCTTTAGAGAGCTTCTTTGAAGCATCAGCAAAAGTGAGATTCCCACCTAATTTATATTTCTTTGCCAGTAGTTTTGGTATTTTTATTCTATTTGAGAATACATAATCATTAAACACAGTTTCTCCCTACTCTACTAAATTGGGCTATCCATCAGGAGCAATTCCCATAGGTACTCCCTGAAGAGGATTCTATTCATGAGTTCCTCCTTGATTTACAAATATAACACCATTAGTAAAGTCTGCTCCCTAAGTATTTAGTTCTCCACCAAAAGCATTCCAATTGGCGGCATTTCTAGCAAAATTTGCTTTCTTAATAAGGCTCACAGGATAGTTATCTTTATTTGAGAGAACCCTGTTTGCAAATTCCTGGACTCCCAGTCCTCTCTTCTTTGCTTCTCTTGTAAATGAACCTACATTTTCAGGATTTATATTTATTCTTCCTCCACGAGCAAATGTCTGTAGAGGAACAAATCCTTGCCATCTATTTAGAGACTAATTAAAATTTCCATTATTTGTTACTCTGTCTCCAAATATTGGCATATATCCACCGAATGCATAATCATTAGCTTCCATTTCATATCTCTTTTGATTTTCTACTGCTTTTGTTTTATCCCATAATCCTCTGAATCCTCGAAGATTAGCTCTTGAATAAAGCCTATTTATTTTAGTAGCCTGATTTTTGGCTTTTTTGTTTCCTCGCAACCATCCGAGAACTCCACCTAAGGTTCCTACAATTACACCTGCTGCAGCTCCATATGGTCCTCCAATAGAAGCTCCAGCCAAAGCTCCTTTCGCAGCACCAGTTGCAGTATTCATTATACCCTATCCAGTTTTTAATCCTCTTATGTCTCTCCAAGACATTTTTTGCATAGGAATATAGGAATTCCATTCACTCATCAACTAATCATTAGTGCTTGCATTTGATACACTGTTGTATAGTCCTTTGGCTTTGGATTCCTATGCTGAAGTATCAGCTATTTTACTGTTGGATGTGAAAGCTTCTACAACTCCTTGTACTCCTTGAAGAGCAGCCGTAGCTCCTTGTATGTTATCTTCAACAGTAGATCCCTTTCCAAATGTGTTATTCCATCTTTCCTTACTATTGGCACTGGCCTTATCAAAGAAACCATTATTTTTTTCTGTTATAACTGACATATTAATTACATTATATTATTTTTGCAAATTTAATAATAAAAAAACAATCTATCAATAGAATAAAGAAATAATTTATTGATGAATTATATATTTAGTTATAAAAGCAAAACTTTAAAGAGGGACATGTGCTACAACATAATCTAAGGCATACCAATCTCCATCATAATATATTAAATTAGCAGAGAATAATCTTGTGTTTACGTCAACATATCCGTATGTTGTACTATTCAATGCTGGTGGATACATTGTTTTTTGATCAATGTAATAAATCTTACTAGAAAACGCTAATCCATAATGCTTACTGGTAGTTGATACAAGTTTTACTTGTAGTATCTTACCATTTGGACATGGAGAAGGCAATGTCACTATTACAGATCTATCAGATTCTATTATTGCAATATCATCGTTCATATCCAAAGACACTCTTTGTTGGGATGAACTTGAAACTGTATATATATTAATGTTTTGAGTAAAACTTTGTGATTGTATTTTTCCTTTAATTGATAGTTCTCCACCTGTATCCCATGATAAATTATTATTGGCTACATAGCCACTTCCATCAGCTTTAAGCCAAATAGAAGGCGTCTAAGAATTGAGACCCAATTTTAATCCAGCATCTGGCTTTAAAGAAGTAAGAGTAATTCCATTTTTCACTTCTGCTATGATAGTATCCGTATCTATATGCACTTCATTGGCAATCGTTGTGATAATATCACCTGTTTGTATAATCTAATTTGCTGTTTGGGATATGTATTCAGGAGTTTGTATGATTGAACTCACCTTATTATTCACAGCATTAGTCACAGTACTTATAATACTATCATCACTTATCAATAAAGATGCAATAGAACTAGAGTCAATATTACCTGCAATTATTTGCAACTGATTGGCACTCATTGTTATGTTATTTGCAATGGTGTTTAAATCCTATGCACTTAAAGTAATATGCCCAGCTATTATGGATGCATATTCAGAACTCAGTTCTAGTTTATTTATTAGAACTCTTGCATTATCGCTGTTCCAGTCTAGGTTGTTTATAGCAGCTGTAAGAGTCTCTGAAGATATTGTTATCTACTTAGCAATTGCTGTAAGCTAGGCTGCAGTTAATTCTTTATGTGCAAATGCCACACTCTGCACTTGTGACCATGGAGATTCATTACCATCAGAATAAAATGCCTTTACACAGAACCACCCATTATTATCTGACACAGGATTTGTACTCCATCCTGATGGTGAAGTAAATGTTCCTGTATTCCAATCATAAGAACCTCCCTCAGGTGATGATGGCAATGTCTCCTATTGTTTATATACTACTGCCACATAAGTCTATACCGCAGATCGTGGAGTAGGAATAATTCCAACAATCTGTGTTGGGGTACTCCAATCTATATTCCCATTATTGTAGCACTTTCCTATGCTCAGATATATAGTATCAGAGTCTACTTCTTGTGCAGTTAAATACCATCCAGTTGGAGGAGTGAGTGTTTCTCCATCCCAGTTTCCACCTGAAGGAGTATTTGGACTGTCTCCATATATTATCTAAACACTGAAATAATTCAACTGATGCACAATTTCATTATCTATTCGATTTTCTAATTCAGTAATTTCTGGAGTGATACCATCTTTTCCTTTTGGAAGAGTAAAATTAAATACTAATGTATTTCCATTTTTTACATTGACACTTACTCCTGCAGTACTGGCTTCCTATGCATATGCCTCAGCTTTTATTTCTGATAATCCATTATTGCTGATACTAGTTTTGAGGTCATTTATAATTCTACTCAAAGGGTTTCCAATGTTGTCGTATACAGCATGAGTACTAGTGACAGGATATATATCAGTTTCTCCTTGTTTTCCAATATCGGAATTTTTTAATATTTTAATTATTCCCATAGTCTCTGTTGTTATTATAATAATTATTTGTTTCTTCAAAGTAATTAACCATTATATCTTGTAATACCATTTTATAGTTGTTATTATCTTGCTTGGACAATTTAATATACAACCAAGGATTTCTCATTCTATCTCTTGTTTCAATAACTTCCGGAATTTGAATATTAATATCTGTATTGCTTTCATTGGCAGGAATATCTGGAATTTCCATATCATTAAAAAATATATCATTCAGATATTTGCCATATGTAGCTCTTGGAATATTAGCTCTCCAGATTCTGAATTTCTATTTTAATACTGATGGTTTATCTAGTACATCAGTCAAAGTAGCATGACTCTACTAGTATTCATTCCAAGTGTCTATAGTATCAAAAGTCTTCCTGATAAATTCATTGTTTTTCCACATATCAGCTCTAAATTCAACTTGATTAAATATCTTATCTAATGTGGGATTCTAATTAGCTATCACAGTAATATAATAAGGTTTATATTCTCCATAAAAGTAATTATATTCCCCAGCATTGTTCTAATATAATTTATTGTCATGAATCTAAAGCAACTTGTTACTCAAATTTCCAAAATAATGAGTCCCCTAATAATCATAAAAAGAACTGAATTCATCTAATGCCTCACTAAAAGCAAGACAATAATCTCTATTTACTATGAACAAGTCTTTATTAATTTTATCATAATGCAACGTGAATTCATTATTCAATGGATTCCATTCTTCTTGAGATATTAAATTGGATTTGAAGAAAGAATCAAAACCCTTTATTTGTGATACATTTTTAATTCCCTCTCCAAAAGAATATAAGTCCTTACTTAGACTGTCTATGAAATACAGGCTATTAGGAGTCTCACAAATAGACCATTTATTTGTACAACCCACTTGCTCTGAATAGTATCTTATTCCTTGTACTTTGCCACTATTGGCTATTTCAATAGGAACTCCCTCAGTAGTAGAAATCTGGTTTTGCTCATTATATAATAATTGAGCTATTGCTTTATCCTAGAAAATTAACAATGTGTCTTTGTAGTTTCTCAATGCTCTTATTCTGCCTTTATTCTAATCAGCATTTTCTATTGATGCCAATGTGATATTTGTCCAAGAATCTATTAATGCACCAGAATTTTTAGTTTTAGTCCAAGTCACACTATTTGGAAATTCCTCATTGTGTACCCTATTCTTATTAAATGTTCTATAGGTGAAAAAGTTATTCTGTTGTGAATATACATCATTTAGCCTATTAAAATTAGTATTAGAAACAGCCAAGTTAGAAGATAATCCTCTATTTCTATCATACCTTCCATCTATATTTATTCTTGTTTCACACATAAATGATACTATCTCTACAAGACCATTCTTCTCTTCTAGAGAATAAGGATATGTTTTTAAGTTATCATATCTCTAATAGTAAGTATCTCCTTCATTCCATACTAATTCAGTAGGCGTATCTTTCTTTATACTGATTCCATCACCACAAGGAAGCCACTGATTATTTTCAATTGCTTCTTCAGATGTTCCTCCAAATCTATTTTTTACATTGTCATTATAGATTTCTCCAATCCACAAATAACCGCAATTCTAAACTTTTTTATAATCCTCAGTATTATAGGCAGTAAAGTTTTGAGGTAATATATTATCCTAATATGTGGCATATAGTGTATCAGTATTCCATAAAGCATAGCCTTTAGTATCTTCATTTTCCCTGTTTATATTACCTAGAGATGGAAGTATCCTTTGTTTTTTGTCCTTTGTATAATTAAATGCCAACACTAAATGTGGACTGCTTTTGTATCTTAATCTTACAGGCATCTTAGAAAACTACTTTTGTAAATCAAAATTAGATTCTCCAGAACCATCATCCATATTCTTTTCTCCTATAGGTACCCACCTTGATTTGGCAAAACAGTCATGATAGCCATTCTTAGTTAGTAACTATTCATTTCTGGATACTGCTTTTGCCTCTTTTTCTGCAATCATAATAGGGTATCCCTCAGAATTAATCTCACTTCTTATATATGGCATAACGATTTTATCTACATTGCCATAATAAGTTAATGTGGAAAGAGAAGAATTTTTTGGGGATTTTAATTTTGTTATTGTTTCCTAATCAGAATTAAATAGCTATATGTCAGAAACTCCAGTAAGATTATTATCATTTTCTTTATAGGAATTCCAAATAGCACTTGATTTAAGATATTCAGTACATATAGAATATCTTAAATTGGACATTTTTTTATATTGAATTTTGACTGGAGTTATTTCTTCTGACTGAGAAAAATTAGTCAGAGCCTCCTTGTTCCAAGGGTATACTATATACCCAATCTCTTCTTTTTCTACATTTGCAATTTTATCTTTCTTTTTTGTATACCCATCAAACCAATATGGAGCACCCATTAGTACTTTCCAACCTGATAAGGATATATTATTAATTTCATTTGATTCCTTATAAAAGCCCATAGGAGCATATGTAAGGTCGCCATTCTGAAGAACTTGCACTGTGCCTTCAGTAGAAATATCCACATCACCCTGATGAGAAGTCAGAGGGACTCTTCCAACAATTCTAAATTTATAATTAGATAAGTCAAGAGATTGAATGCTGGAATCAAATTCAATATCTGGAGAATGCAGGGTTACTATGGATTTATCAACATAGAAATAATTATTCTTTTCTGTTGCTAAAGTTTGTATGTTTGAAGTGTCTATAGTATATACTTTATTCCTGTCATCTTCTGTTCTTGTATCAATCAATGCAGGCTTTGCTTTGGAATCTTCTATAACCTTATTATATACATCGTACATACATTGTATCTCTGCATTTATGTAAGAATTAAAAGGCAAATGTTTATTATGTCTAAATTCCACCCATGAGCCTCTATTAAATAAATCAATTTCCTCCCTGCCTCTCTAATCTCCTTCTTTATATGCCCTGGAATTTGTCAGCCAATTCTAATCACCATTCCATAAAGCTCCTGTCAAGCTATTGTGGTAATAGGTTTGGGAATTTACTGTTCTAGATGTAGGATTGGTTGCAGTTTTTGGATTTCCCTATTGTTGATTCCAATCCTGTTTTTGTGCAGACTAATTAAGATAACTAAGACTCACTCCAGAGTTTGGCCTTGCATACCAAGAAGAAATAACAAATGGAGTATTATTAAATCTATCATTTATATTAAACACAGTTGGGCATACAATTCCCTGACAAATACAATCCCTGTCTGTTACACTTGGATACACAATAACAGGTCTTGCTTTAACATAATTGTTTTTTAGTAACTCATTTCCTATACTGGAACTTAGTAAGTAATGTGCAGTCACTAAAGATACTTCAGATAAGTCATTGGATGTACTTCCATTTGGAATTGTATTTTTACAGTCACTTAAAAATACCGGTTCAGACCATTTTCCAGTTATATGTTGAAACTATATTCCAAATCTATACCATTCAAGATACTTAAATGTTTTTATTTGCTGAGAATTAGAAGTCAGCTAATTCTTATATCCATAATGCTCATCTTCACTTTCCATTATTTTTAAGTGCTTATCAGCCTTGAAAGTTACTTCTTTGCCCTTCAATACATTGGATACTTCATCAGGAACTAGTTTTCTCTTTAAAGTTATTCCACCCAAAAATAACGTATTATTCTTTTGAGCCATTGTTTTAAATGTGGCTTCCTCTCCACCAATATATAAAAGTTCTGAATAGTCAACCTGACTACCAGAAGTACCTGTATCAATATAAGTTATATCATCAGTATTCTCACTTATCGGAATGTCAATAACAATCTTACATTGTGGAGTTGCATCTATACTTGTTCTAAGTATAGAATAGATTCTTAGATATTGAAAGGATGTATCTATGTTTTTAATTTCTATATTGAATGATGTGGATACAATATTATCTGCACTTGCACCTCTATCTGTATAAGAAGTATAATACAAAGGAGAAATATAAAAAAGACTGGACTACTAATTATATTGATTATAGTAGGATAAACAATATTGAATACTTCCAGGGGCAAACATACCATTGGCTATATCTTCCCTAAAGATAGTAACTTCTTCCTCTAATTTCATCGTTTGTACAAAATCAAAAGAATAGTCATTATATTGAGGATTTAACTCTGCTATATTAATAACTCTTGGCTGATTTATGCCATCTGTCCAATAGACCTTTTGTACCTTCTCATTCTCATAGTAAGGTAAAGTTTCAATAGGATGCTGAACATCAAAATTTAAATCTCCTTCATATAGACATTCCCCTATAAATTCAGTTCCTTCAGTAATTTTATATATTCTATCTTTTTCCCCTGTGGTAAATATAATCCACTGTTTATCTATTACTGCCTGACCAATAGGAACTCCTTCTATCTAGAAATCAGGAATTTCAATTTCTTTTGTGCCTCTTTCATTAGATAATGCCAAAGAGGTATTCTCCCCAGTAGTGAGGATACGAATATTTTTATTTTCATAGGAAAATTCAGAATTAAATGAAGATACTGACAAATCCCTCTACATTCCTTTTATTTTCCACTAAGATTGTTTCATTGCCATATTACTGTACTCTTATATATTCTCTACTGCCTAAAGTCTCATAGTGATTTTTATGCTCACTTACTCTTTGCACCAGAGTGTTCCACATATTTGTAATGCTTACCATTTCATCCATAGAAGGAGTTGTCAAATCACTTGTTGCCTGTCCTACTGCCCAAGCATACTCCTGCTGAACATTTTGTAATACAGAAGAACTAATTTTACCCTAATCAAATAATATTGTATATCTTTGTTTCTTTATATAAAGCTCCAATGCCTCAGCAAAACTTCCATTATCTGGCAACAAGGGAAATCCATCATCATCAAGCTCTATTGCTCTATAGGATATAATTATTTCTCCATCTCTTTTTGAGGAGTATAAATAGTTATTTTGCAGTTTATAAGTAAACTCTCTTCTTTCACATTCTCTCTTTATTGGATCTAAATGCAGAGTGTCTGTAGTATATCTATATGCCCTCCTATCTCCATCCAACACTTGAATCATTTCTATAAAATCACATGGAAGAGGACATCTATAATCTTTCAGTTGAAGATGAGCTACTTTGTCAGTATATGCCTTTGGACAACCAACTTTTCTTATAAATTGTACTGCATAGTTAACACATCTTTCCAAAGTTAAATCTTTGAGTAATGGATTATCCAGCAGGTCATCCATTATTTGTCTTATTGAAATATACTATATCATATTAAAAATGCATCTAATTCATTATTACTCAATTTATCTCTCATTCTTTTCTGCACACTTCTAAATATTCTCAACTTATAATATATTCTATTTTTAAAATTGGCACTGTCTTTCTTTGTATAAATTATAAAATAATTATATTTTTGTTCATATCTAACAAGTGTTTTCTTTCTTTTTGCTTCTTCGTCCTATGACCATAGTTCAACTGTTTTTCCCCAGTCAATTCTTAGATTGGTTTTTAGAACATTGTTATCATATGTTATACAACATTTTTCTTTTCTTACCTATAGTTTACCTAGGCCATAGGGAATAGAAACAATTCCTTTATTCAATAGAGTTTCTATAAAATCTTTATTGCATTCTCTTATTATTCTTCTGTATTGATGCTTACTTATATTCTGTTTTATCCCAATTTGCTTATTCTTTTTCAACCAATGGTACCCTTCTATTACTCCTATGCAATTTTTAATTTTTGTTCTTCGCTTTTCTTTGACTTTCTTTATTTCTTCTGGTGTCATTTCTCAAGAGATTTAGCTAATTCAGATTTTATATTTCTTCTAATAAATCCAGCCAAGTCTGAAAGGTCATCTGAAGCATTGTTTGTATCATCTTTTGGTCTGTAAGAAGTACCTAAAACATCTTTTAAAAGCATCTCAAACAATTGTGGTATTAATGCGTCTTCCAAAGGAAACTTCTTATCTAGAATATCACAAGAGCCTGATTCTTCATCACTTTTTTCACAAGATAATTTAGCAGCCTCTTCCGGATGCTCAAATACCCCAGATACTTTGACATTTTCTAAGTACTTGAATTGAGGATTTGCCGAATTAAAGTACATATAGTCATCTGGAGTTATTGTACAGTATATAATGTTTTTTAAATATTTGTTATATCCTATATATCTCATTCTCTCTTTTGATATATATGCTATATCTCCTTGAAAAAAATCCTGTAATGATACTGTTGGAGTTCCAACAAGAGAATCAGGAATTTTTTCTGTTGTTCTTAAATATGTTCCCCCAGAGCAAGGACTTCCATCTATAGCATTTACTTCCTCTAATGAAAGACAAAGGACTTGCTAATCAGATTCTGGAATTTCTTCTTTCTTATTCTCATATTCTTTTTTAAGAATGAGGGCTCTATATTTTCCTGCCAAATAGATTATATGCTCCTCTGTTAAGTCACTATCATCGGATAGCTACTTTACCATGTCTAATATAAAATATACAATGTGTCTATATGTATTCATATCAAATAAAATTAAATACTCTTGCAAAGATAATTATTTTAAATTATCTAAGCAAGAGTATTATTGATTTATTTATAAGTTCTTTCTTTTTTTCTTAGAAGTAGAATTAGAATTTCAATGGAAAAATATATTCAAATACATTGGCTGTTTTATCGCTGTATTTATCTATTTTCAAGTCTTTGCTTTCATAATCTACCAAGCATGATGAATTATCTATACATTTCATAATATCATTAATTATAGCAAGTTCTTTTTCTCCAATGTTATCAGAGAAATCTTCTATTAATTCATTTAATGCACACGCAATTACCAAGGAAGTAGTAAGACCCAGATTTACATATCCAAGGTTTTTCAATGTGTTATAGTACTTGCATAAACTTTCATATATTACTTCATCCATGACATCCACAACTTTTGTAAATTCCTCCAACAGGACTTTTCTTAAACATAGTTTTCCATATTTCTATTGCTTCTTCTATGTGATTAGTCTTTATTGCTGTTTTAAAGTACAGATACTTTAAACATAAGTTCAATACATCTCTAGGAAAATCACAATCTTCTACAGATTTAAACTTAGATAAAAACTCATGAAGAAACCAATCCTTTACAAATGTAGCTCCAGTAATCTGCTTTTTTGCTACACATGGACTACATGATTGACCTTCTCCATTTGATACAACTGTAACTATATAAAGATTGTCTGAAATGCCATCAATATCAATGTATTCCTAAACTCTTTTTGGACCTGTCAGATTCCCCTTGTCATCATATTCCTCATCATAATAAATGGTTTGGAATGGGGTTTTTCCATAAGTATCCTAAGTATCTATGATTACAGCTGTTATAACTGTACACTCCAGACAGTCTTTATCTTTTATCTAAGCATCTATATTCAAATATTTTTCTCCTATTATGCTTAGATTATTAAATTGTATCATTCTTCTGTCAATGCTGTTTTAAGCTGTGTAAGAGCTGCTTTGTCTGCAGTCTTGGCAACAAAAATTATATCTTTCTCAGATTTCTGAATGTCTTCACAATTTCCCTGATAAGCATAATGAATATCCAAAGTTGCATATTGTGCAGTTTCATCTACCATATACTTAGTCTCAGGAATTACTGGGAAGCCATTTCCTCTATAGATGTCAGCTCTTTCTCCCATGTAGAAGTACTCCATATCTGCAATCTTCTTTCCATTGTTTACTTCAGTTTCAGATATTCCATACTACAAAGTAGCCGGAATTTCCTCTGCATCAGTTGTCTTATTTATAACAGGACTTATCTCAACCTTGAACTCTACAGGGTCTGCATTATTGATACCTCTTCTGTAGTTCTCACTTTCTTTCTGAGTAATTTTAAGATTAGTAGTATCAATGTCAAAAGGAAGATGCTACTTATCTACTGTAGTCTTCATTACTCCAAGTGCCTCTTTAAGAGTTGCCTCAATGCTAGTTTTAAACATTGCATCACCAAATACGCACTGAGTATTCTCCACATTATCCGCAACTTCATAAATCAACTTGACTACTATGGCTTCTTTAGGACTTACCTCAAAACTCTTGGCACTCAGAGTTGCCTCTTTGAATTTGATTTTTTCATCCTTTACATCACTTATAGTATCTATGTTTTCAATAAGATCTGTAGAAACCAGTCCTCCCTTCCCCATATAAAGAATGGAAAAGGCTGTCTTACCTTCTTTGGTGATAGTATCTACGAAGAAATCGCCCTCATTCTGAACTGCAGCTGCAGTCTCTTTCTTGGCCTTCAAAACATAAAACTGTCTTGCCTGATTCGTGCTAAATACGCTCATAATTAATTGTTTTTATTATTATTGTTACTATTATTATTTGTCATGCTCACACTTTGTAATGCCAATTGAACAGCATTCTCAAGTATTATTCTGTGTAAAGCAGGATTTAATTCGCATTCATTTTTTTCTCCTTTTCCATCTATTTTCAGAGTATTACTACCTCTTTCTATGTCTTCCAATATAATTGGATTAGGTCTTCTGAGATAAGTAACATTATAGCTTCCTATTGGATACTTTGATATTAATGACACTCTTCTTATTTCTTGTGTGCTGATGACATCTAATCTGAGTGCTCTTCTTTCATTGTATTGTCTAAATGGATTCTAGCTTATTCTATAATAAGTATCATAAGTCACAGGAATTACTGCAGCTACTTTACCATCAAGACAGGAATCTTCACTTGTAAATACTACTGATTCATATATAATGAATAGTAAATCCCGAGGAAGTTCATAAAATGTTTGTGTATCTCCAGGAGAAATCCTCATAAGACTATGTTCATCCTATTCAATCTCTTCTATTTGAGAAACATTTGTGTAAGTCTTTATAAGAGCAGCCAGATATGTTCTTATTTCTTCTGTTTTCTCAAATGAATCATTAAATGGATTTTTTCCATTATACATGGAAATTACTACTTGTTCTTGAGCTTTAGTCAAGAAAATAGATTTCTCATATTCGTTGAATTCTATGGAATCTAAAATTTCTTGACTATCGAACTTTTTAAATCTTTTATAGCTGTCTATTAAGACATCAAATTCATTGGAAAACTCTTCACAGGTCATTGTCTTCTATCTTCTTTATTATCAGAAGGCTATGCTACTTTTCCCCTAGATGTGAGTACTAACTATATAGCCATCTGAAGTATTTCATTATGCAATATTGGATTCAATTCACACTCTGTAATAGTATTATATCCATCAATATTAAGAGAATTATTAGTATCATAGAGATTTACTAGAATAATAGGTCTTGGTCTTCGCACATACCTTACTTTATATTCCTTAAAGTCCGCAGCATCACTTCTCATTATTATTTCTGTAGATACTCCAACTGTATTTTCGTCATTATTGAAAAGTCTCCAAGCTTGTCTTTTTAATGGCTCATCATATGCTTTGGATGAAATTCTATCATACTCCTTATAATTAAGTGGAACTACAACATAAGACCTGTCATTTACATCTATAACTCTTTCATTCAATATAAATAGACATTTGAGAGAAGTTAGATTAATAGAAATTCCTCTTCCTGTAAAAGTATCTTGTGTCTTCTTTCCAGTAGTAAATTCTATACTCAGTAATCCATGAGGATCAGATTCATCCATAGTTCCCATATGTATATATCCTCTCTTTGTTTCTGAAATGTAAAAAACTATCTAATATTTGTATATGCTATTCTCATAAGAGAGTTCATTCACTTCATTTGGATATATGTACTCACTTCCTCCTTTCTATTTTGTATACTCTATGCGAATGTTGCCTAAAATGTAATTAGCATCATAACAAGAAAGCATATTCAGTATTAATTTTCCTGAGCTGTCTGGATTAAAGGACAAATTCCTCTCTCCTTCAACAACAAGAATTTTGTCTCCTGTTATAGTATCTTCTATTGTAGCATTATTCTCAACAACAAAATACTCTTCCAACGTTGTTCCTTTAGATATTGAATCTCCAGATTCTCCCTACGCAGTATATTGATGGGTATCAAATTCATCTGCAGAAATGCTTCTATAAGACACCAAATTACTGAAATCTATTTGTCTTTCAGTAGAATCATCAAATCCCATCTATTGAGAATTAGTGTGAGATTCAAAATATGATTTTACTATTATGTCCTAAGCTTGAGTCAGGAATATAGATTTTTCATATTCATCCAAAGTTATGTCAGCCTGAGAACTTTGTTCTCCAAATTCCTAGGTATGAAGATAGGAGGCTAAAAGAGTATCAAAACTATCACTAAATTCCTATGTTGTCATAATTATCTCTGCTATTGATTAATTCCCATATTTGTTTCACTATTCTATCCTAGAGATACCTAGGATACCAAATCTCCAGTATAAGATGCTTTTGCTAATTCGACAGCCCTTTGCAGAATATCATAATGCAACTACTCTGGGAGTTCACATATTGTTGCTTTAGATATGCCATCTATTGTGTTCTCAGTACTTCCAATATCTGACAATATTATAGGCAATGGTTTCTTTATATAACGCATTTGATATGTAATATCCCCATTAAATTTGCCTATAATCTCAGCTAATGGAACCTATATTACATTTGTTATCAATGTAAGACCATTTTCTTGTAGAGTTTTATCGAATTTACTTGGGGCACTGGACATTGTAAACAAATCAAGTCTTTTAGCTGCTGTTACCAAATCATTTTCTGTGGCATCGAAAGAATCTCCCAAATACTTCTTTAACTTCAAGAATCCTTCTTTTATTATTTTAAAAGCATTCTCATCATCCCTTTCATCTGCATTGTCTATCCTTACATACAAATATATTTCATATGTCATTTTATCTGCTGACCACCCACAATCTGCTATTACTTGTGCATAAGACACATTTTCAACTGTGTCTACAGGGAAGTACATTGTCTATCTACGAAAGATAAACGTGTCAGTGTTATGTAAGGGATCCCAGTCATCATATAGTTTTATTGTAATGCTGAGATTTCTCTTTTTATCTGCCCAAGAAGTCAGTATTTTATATGTACAGTCTTCTTCTCCATTTTGATTCCAAATAACACTATTGCAATTCTTTTTATCAGTCAGGATTCTCCAAGCAGCCTTCTTTACTGGATAAGCATAAGGCTTAAGCATCAATCTTTTGTATTCTTCATATTGCAATGGAATAACAGAATATATCTACTAAGAATCAAAAATAATCTCATTGACACTAATAAAATAATCATCAGGAAACATGAATACCTGACTTCTTTTATCTAATTTTTCTAGAATAGATACTCTCTCTTTTGCTATATTGACATTTATAAGACTCGCAGTTTTTGTGATATTAGAAAAGTCATATTGTCTGATTTCATTTCCATCAAATCCAGACAATGACTTATTTGATATAGTACCAAAATAAGCTTTCAGTACTTCAGTTTGAGCTTTAGTCAGAAAGACAGACTTCTCATAATCATCCAAACTTGGAGCTTGATTACTTGTTATATTATTGTAAAGAACATCAAATTCTGTAGAAAATTCTTGTAGTGTCATATTATTTTACTTTTGCTTCCAGCATAAATTTAACTTCTTGATGTTTTGGAGAGTTCAAATACTTGCAAGCTATATTTAGAGTTGGATTCTCATTCATTTCACATAGTGGAGTGCCATCAGATAAATAATAGTTATCTCCTTTCTTTCCTATAGCACCTGCTTCCAAAGCTTTCCTTATAAGTACTTTAGTACTCAACATAGGATCTTGAATAACCTTTAAGAACATCTTACTGTCATTAGTAATATGCTCATCAGCTCTTGTTTCCAGGAATTCGTATTTCGTATTTGCTGATGTTGGTCTTCCATCAAGAGTTTCAATAATTACTCTAAGAGCATCCACATCTCCATTCAATTTACCAAGTTCCTTATAGCAGAGTTTCTTATTAGAAAGTCTAGTTTCTGCTTGTTTTGCGTCTTCTCCCTCACTTATTATTACAAACTGATATGTTGCTTTAGGTCTGTCTTGCAATTCCTATATTGAAGGAGCTATATAGTCATTGTTAGCTAGAAGAATTTTATATTTTATATATTGTTCGGGATCACTCAAATCAAGAAAATTATCTGTTTTTCCCAACTCTACAGTGGCTGCAGGATTATCACTGCTCCAATAGTTATTTACCTTCTTATAAATACTGAGAGCATTATATTCCAATCCCATGGCATCCTCTAGAAAGGCTTTTTCACTATCTGTCAAAATGTTTTTATATGCTCCAGAAGATAGAATAGGAGCAACAAAAGTTCTTTTTGCAGTTTCTGCCATTCCCCCAAATAAAACGTGTTTAGGGTTATTCACTAGCCCATTTGGCTTATTTATATGTCTTATTGTTATTTTTTCATTTCTAAGACAATTAATTAGTCCAGTACTTTGACTTGTTGTGCTATTATTCTCTTCCATTTTTCTTCTTCCCATAAAGTTAATATTTTAAAAGGAAGGTGGGTAAAATACCCACTTTCCTTTGATTGTTATTTTTAAGATAGAATTGCAGGTATCAATGACATTGTTCTTGTAGGGTCAAATACTGCAACTCCAAGAGTAGCCATCTTGTGTATAACTGCAGCGTCCTCATCAAAGCTTGCATAAGGATTTCCTGCCTGTCCTGTAAATGGATTTCTGAAAGGTCCCCACTGATAGCCTCTATACTCTTCCTGCCCACGAATCTTGCACTTCTGAATATTAGGCTGTTCTGTAGAGCCAATGTAGAATATATCATAACGATAGGAGAATGCAGGACCTCCAAAAGGATGCTGAATCTTATTTCTTACAGGGTCATCATACATAGGGTCAACATCTATCTTGACTCTCACACCATTAGGAGCCTGATACTCTACAAACTGGAAGCCGGCAGTAAGTGCATTACCATGAAGAGGAGAATTGGTCTTCTTTATTATTCCAAGAGCATCTCCATTCATTTCAAACTAAGTCCATCCACTAATAGTATCAAGAACTGCTTTGTGGAACTGTATTGCACCCTTCTCTCCTGTCTTTATTACGAAATATCTGTCCTTAAATTCCAAATTAGCATAAGAAAGCTGATATAGAGCATCCTCAAGAAGCTTCAGAGAAAAAACATTGTAGTACCTAGTATTACCAAATTCCATCTGCTCAAAGAGTCCAGCACCAGTCTTTATGACATTTCCAGATTTACCAATGTTATTGTATTCTCCATTGCTGTTTCTATTGCTTCTTCCCCAAGCTATTGCCCAGTTCTTCTCCTCAGCAAACTCCTGCTCAAACTGCCAATCAACATAGTGCATCCACATATTCTGCACTACTTTGTTGCCATTCTTGTCTTGGAATGGAATACCGCAAGCAAGTTTCTTATTGAGCATACTTCCAGGAACCTTATGCTGCTTTCTGATAGTAGACCATTCATTTCGCATTGTTACTGGAGAAGTAAATCTCACATCACCAACTTTTCTTGAAAGTTCCTTCTCAACAAAAGCAGCTCCTCTTGAGAATCTCTCTCCTCTCTGAAGTCTCTCTCTAGGAACACCATCACTGTTATTTCCCCAAAGTTCAACACAATAGACAGCATTGGTTCCTTCCATTCTTGGATCTCCGAGAATCCTAAACTAATACTACTCATTAAGCTCACCTTCAATTAGTTCACCATCAGCAAACCAATCTTCAGCAAAGACCAGATAGAATCTCTGTTGTCCTATTCCAATGTTATCATTTCCCTAAGCACTAACAGGTGTCCCATCAGCATTTCGAGCTTCTATCAAAGGAATGTTTCTTCTACTAGAACCAATAACTTCCCAAAAATACTCACTGTCATCATCAAATTCCTTTGTAGGGAACTGACTCAAAAATGCATCAAAAGATTTACCTCTATGATATGCCAAAAGCTAAATCATAATGTCTGAGGCTTTCTACGGATGCAACTAAAAAATCTGACCCAAATGATTCTCTTTGGAAAGTCCTTTCCAGTGAGAGAATGTAGTGGTCTGAAATCTACCTAAAGTATTCGCCATAAATTTATCTGTTTAATTAATTAAATATCTAAAGTATAGCCTTTGAAAATAGATTCTGGGTCTTCCCCAACACCACTTACAAATTTTAAATTACCATCTGAGGTTCTTGAAGTGTTATTAAGGGTATTTTCTAATTCTCTTATAGCTTTTTTAGATTCTTTTTTTACTTTGTCCGAAACTAATTTATTGAGATTAGTGAAGCCATCTGTCAGAGTGAAGAGCAAACCTAGATTTTTCATAAATTCACTCTTGTTTTCTTTCTCATATTTTTGAATTGCAGTAAGCATTTCTCCAGTTTCAGAATCTTTGTATAGCGGTTTCATAATTGTATCATAAGCTTTCTGTCTTGTAATTTTATTTACAGCCAAATCTCCAAAAGCTTTGTCATTATCAAGCAGATCCTTTTTAAAATCTTCCGCTAATTTTTTCTTCTCTGCAATTTCTTTTTCTTTCTCTTCCTAAGCCTCCTTAATAAGATTGTTGTATGCACTTTCAAAATAATTCATATTGCCTCTCAAGGCTCTCTATGCTTTTTTTATGTCAGTGCCATTATTAAAAGCTTCATTCATCTCTTCTACTGCCTCATCCTGAGTATAGCCTCTATTAAGCAAATCTTGGTAGATAAGCTATTTTCTGAGGTTCTCTCCCTACTCATTTTCCTCTTTCAAGTCTTCTTCTTTTATATTCTTCAAGTAATTTATAGTATTTTCATACTACTTTATCTGAGAAGGCTCTACTCCAGCATTGAGCAAGTCATTGATTCTTTTACTTGTTTCGTCCAATCTATTTTGGACTTGCTGTTCAATCATATCTGCAAAATCTTCTGCATTTGTGATTTCCTCAGGATTAAGGTCAGTGAAGATACTATCATCTTTCAAGGCTTTGGCAATGGAAGAGTAGAAGTTGGGAGAAGTGCCACTCTTTTCAGATGTAGCATCTTCCTGTACCTCTGTATTTTCATCACTACCTACGCTCTCCGGTTTAGCAAATAAAGTATCTGTATTGACCTCAGTAGTTTGTTCTTTATTAGTTTCCTCTTTTTCTTCTTTTTCTTCAGATGTTTCTTTTACATCTTCAGGAACTTCAGTAAACAAATTATCTATTTGTTCTGAAGTTAAAATGTTATCAATACTTAAATCTTCCCCCATAGTTTTCCATATTTAAATTTTTTGCAAAAATAATATTTATTTAGAAATTAGTCAATAGTATAATTAAATAATTTATATAGCATAAATTTTTTATTTAAAATTTACTTTTGAATTTTTCCCATTCTGTCTCATTGTTAGTATCTCCAGTTTTATTTCCTTTGTTATCATAGATAGGAGCTTTATTCCAACCTACAATGCCAGGACACATTTTGCCTGTAATATCATAATGTCTGACAACATTACTCTTAGGTATATTATACATTTTCATCAAGTATTTGACAAGCTTGATTGCATTATTCAAGGAAGCATCAGTAAAATACCATCCTTGATGATTAGCCACAGCAGCTGAATAACCTGACTTTAAGTTGGAACATATTTCTATGCTGATAGTATTCTTATTGGTAGCTTGACCATGAAGCTGGCCACCACCTGTATAAGGATTCTTTTTGTCTCCTACACTCCAACAATAATAATTCTTCAAGTGTGGATTAATTTGTACAATATCTCTATCATCAACAACAAAATCTGCAGATGCATTCCTTTTTAAGAACACATTTCTTGTAGCCATTGCTGTCCCAGGTTTAGATGTTCCTCCAGCTGTATAGTGAACAACAATATACTTTATAGGTCTGCCCGCACTTGGACTTATATGAACATTGATATAGCCTTCTCTGATTTGAATACTTTCAACATTAAGCAAACTTGCCCAAGTCTTGTCACCTACTATGCCATCAGCATCAAGGTTGTGAGCCTTTTGATAAGCCTTTACAGCCTCTTCTGTTTTAGGTCCAAATACACCATCAACAGTTATTTTCAATAGGGTTTGAAGTTTTTTTACTTCCTCGCCCTTATCACCCTTGTTAATTGTTTTCATTCTTACTTGCCTTTTTTCCTTTCGTGACTTTTTCTATTTTAACTCCCATATCATACAACTTATTTGTAAGCTGCAATACTTGGATTCTTAAGTTTCTTACTTCCTCTTCCAACTAAGCATTTCTTTCTAATACTTCTTCAAGTCTTGATTTGTTATCATCAGAAAGTTGCTTATAAAATTCCAATGACTTCTACATATTATCTATTACTGCATTATCTACTTCTGCACTATATTTTTTCTTAGCTTGTAACCAAGAGATTAATCCACTGGCAACAGTGCTAATTAAACCAATAAAAGCTATAAAAATTTCTGACATAGTTATTATTTTATTATGTTAATAAATCTTGTTATAGTATCATCAATATACGGATTTTTTTCTATTACATCCACAGCCACATACTTCCTTTTCTTTTGAAACCACCTTATAAAAAACCATTTGCTTCTTGGCTTGACATATTCTTTCTTTTGGTTCACAATAATGTATTTCTCACTTATAAACTTTGGTTTTGTTATAATAGTGTCTGGATATGATAGATGTAATTGCAGCTAATAGTAACTATCTCCAAGTAAAGTATCTATGGGGGTACGCAGTTTGTCTTGGAAAATAGTATCTCTGAAAGCAACAGTATCTTTTTTTTCTATTATAGAATTTATATACTGTACTTTCTCAATGGTTTTTTCCTTTATTCCTTCCTATTTAACCACTTTAAGTATTTTCTGATTTATAGTGTCAGAAGAGGTTTTTAAATCATTAATAGTAAATTGGAACTCACGTATATTTCCCTTTAGAGAGTCATTCTCTGCTTCATACGCTTTTATATTTGAAACTGCAGTATCAAGTTCTTTCTTATATTTTCTTTTTTCACTGCACTAATGTTGCAATAAAACAAAGCAAAAAAGCAACAATATTATTAAGTATTTATTCATAAGTCATATTTTTATGCAAATGTAAGAATATTTTATGGTTCTTGCAATAGCTTAAATATTTTATTTATTAATAAACAATAAGTACCAGAGTCATTTAACTCCAGTACTTATCATATTTCTAAAAGCCCTATTATTAAAGATATTTTTATTCATCTTCTGTAAGGGAGCAAGTGTATGCTTTTTCAATATCATATATTGCTATGCCATACATTTTTGTTCCTGTACCAACTGCTTGTACTTTTATCGGAGTATATATTGCCATTATAGTACCTTCTGAAGTGCCCTCCACAAATCTAATGTTAGCAGTACCATTCAGATACTATTTAATTGCAGCTATTGCAGACTATTCATTAGTACACGTAAAAGTATTGCCGGCAGAGTCTATTTCGATAGGAATAGTTATCATATTACTTCCACCACTTGTACTCAACACTCCATTCTCATTGACTTGAAGCCCATCTCCTACTATTATACCGCCAAGCTTTTCAGTAGTAGCCTTTGCTAAGGAAATATCTCCTTGAGTGCCCTAATCATTAAAGCCTTCTCCTAAAGCCACATCAATCACTCCAGGAGTTTGATTGTTAATGTTAAGTCCTATACCCGGTATTATTACACCTTTATTATTATTAGTAGCATCCTCAACTGTACCACTACCTCCCTTCTTCCTAAGCTCTTCAAGAAGGTCATATTCTCTTTTTGTAAATACTTTTCTAATGTTACTCATAATATTTTATTTTTATTAATTAATATCATCCCATTGGTTATTTTCATAATCAATTTCCTCCTCTTCTATGATGGCGTTCATGCGCTCCTCCCATGCGTCCTTCTCAGCCTGTGTAGCATCCCTGTATTCAACAGGCGAATTGTCAGGAGCATAGATTACACTTGTGTACATTCTCTTGTTGTCTGGCACTTCACTCTTCTGAGTGAGCCACATTCCTTCTTTTGCCTTGTAAGTTTTCATATCTATTTTTGTTTTTATGATGCTGAAAGTGTATAACCTTTTGCTGTTATCTGTTCTTTTTCCTCCTCCGTCAGCAAGTTCAGAGAGGCTTGCGGTATGCCTATGGTGTAGGCGACATCAGCAGTCCCAAGTCCATCTGGGTCAGTAGCCCTGTCATAGGAGTAGGTAATCAGCGAGTCAACGAGACTCTGCCTTGCATCTGGGTTGTTGGCATCCGCTATCCCCCATTTCCAGTTCTGAATCCTCAGTGTGAAACCGCTGCCTGCCGTAGGTCTCACATAACCGATGTCCTTGATAAGAGCATATCTCAGATTTCCGCATCCTCTGAGGAATGACGGAGCACCGCTTGCATACCAAGATGTCATATTCCTCACGCTGAGACCCTCTATGCGTTGCAGTGCGGAGCAATCCATAAAAGTGAATTGCATATTGTCGCAATCTGCCGTGTTGACTGAGATGTCACCCACCCTTATGAGCGATGCACATCCACGGAATGCGTAAGGAATCCTTGTCAGTCTTATAGTGCCAAGTTGGTTTATCTCTACCAAGTCGTAAAGAAAAGACATAAAATAGAAACCTTCCTTCGGTCCTCCTGCCAAATTGAGGTCGGGTGGTATGGTTTTCAGATTTGTACAACCACGAAGGAAAGGAGCAGTGTTGTTATTTGCACCAACTGTCGTTATGCCACTGTAATCCGCTGACGGAAGATAATAGAGGTTCTGATTGGCAACCAAATTATTGTGTGCTGATGTCTCCGTAGGAGGTGTTGTCTTCCAAGTCTCCCTCTGACTGACACCAAGTGCAAAACCATCCTTATTGACTGCCCCCTCGATGTAGTCGTAGATGTCGTAGCCCAAGCCAACTATCGAAGCCATTGCAGAGCCGTCTTCCACTCCCTTCTGATACATAGCATCAAACTGTGCCTGTAAATTACCTATATCCTTTGCATGACCGCCATAGCCCATCACATACAAGTAGTTGTCAGTATCATGGCTTATGAGTTTCTGAAGATAGGCATATCCATCATTAGGTGCTTCAAAAGCACCATATACAGGAGATTCATGCTTTTCAATTATTACTCTATTCTCATCAGTAAACACAAGTGGAACAGCACCACCTGTTCTAACAAGGTCAAGCAACAATACC